CGGCTCGTTCACCAACCGGGACCCGAGCGAGCTGCCGAGCGACGGCTATGTCCCGGCCAATTGGGACGGCCAGAACAATCCTCTGCAAGAGATTCAGTTCTATCCCGGCCAAGCGCTTCTCTACACCGTGACCCAGGACATCTGGGGCTTTGTCAGCACGGCGTGGAATCAAGTCGCCTGGGTGAACCTGGGCGGCGCAGGCGGTCCTCCCGGCCCACAGGGGCCTCCAGGCGTCCAAGGGCCGCAGGGCGAGCAAGGGGATAGGGGCACCACTGGGCGACCCGGTCCCATCGGTCCTGAAGGCCCTGTGGGGCCGCAGGGGCCACAAGGACCGGAGGGAGCGGAAGGCATTCAAGGGCCGCCGGGGCAGACGGCGATCCTCGTCGGCTCGTTCAGCGTTCAGGACCCATCGACGCTGCCGCCGGACGGCTTCCTCCCCGCCGACTGGGACAGCCCTGGCAACCCGCCTGCTGACCTTCAGTTGGAGCCCGGTCAAGGGCTTCTCGAAACCCAAACCGATGACGTCTGGCTGTTCGTCACCACAGCCACCAACGCGGCTGGGTGGATCAATCTGGGGAATGTCCAGGGGCCGCCAGGGCCGCAAGGCCCGCAAGGCGTCGAAGGCCCGGATGGCCCGGAAGGTCCGATGGGGCCGGTCGCGATTCAGGCCGTGTCGCTGTTCTATCTGGCCACGCTCGGCCAGACCGATTTCGATCTGGCCGTCGGCGATATCTACGGCAACGATTACACGCTCGACGGCAGCGAGAAGCTCACCGTCTGGCTCAACGGCGTGAAGCTGACCGCGACCAGCGACCAATATGCGGGCGACTACACGATCGATTATCCGACTTCGACCGTCTCCTTGAGCCAAGGCGCGACGCTTCGCTCGGTCCTATCGGTCGACGTCGAGCTGCGCGAAACCACCTTCCATCTGGTCGTCACCCACGATCAAACGATGACCGGCGACGGCTCGGTGACGCCCTTGAGTGTGGTCACCGCCACCGAAACGACGCTGGGGATCGTCAGCGTTCCGGCTGGCAGCGCGCTCAACATAACCGCCAACGGCGAGATCAGCGTCGATGCCGATCCGGGCAGCCCGATCATGTCGACGCCAGGGGCGTTGAGGAGCGGGGCCATTGGTCAATTGCTGACCATCGCCCTCGACCCCGACAGCGCGCTCGCGGTCACCAACGCGGTGGAATTGAGTCTCACCGTCGCCACCGACGCGCAAGTCGCAGCCGGAACGGACAACATCAATCCGGTCACGTCGCGGACGCTGCGCAACGCCAACTTTGACGCGCGCTATCTGCCGATCGGCGGCGGCACATTGACCGGGGCGATGTATGCGCCGGGAGTGGGGTTTTATGCGCAGGGCGATCCGTTACAGACTACATTCTGGGCGATGTATGTAGAGCCTACTGTCAATACTAATTTCGCGCTGCTGCGATTCAGTGAGACGGGCGCGCAGCTCGACACGCCATTGAGTATCTCAAATCCATCTCCCGGCGTTGCTGGCAATGCAGCGATCAATTTGGCTGGCGCGGTGTTGCTCGATCGCGAGCCGACGCTACCGATGCAGGCGGCGACTAAGCTCTACGTCGATAACTTTGTCACCAACGCTCAGCAACTGATCGGTGCGTTCAACGCCGCCACTGGGCAGTGCATATTCACCCCTGAGAGCGGCCTTCCTCCCGGCCTCTTGCCGCCTGCTACGACCGTGGTTGCGGGCCATTACGTTATCGTGGTGGTCAGCGGCACGCCGAATGTTGGGCCGCCAGAGACCCAGGTCCAGGCGCAGCAAGGCGACTGGTGGATTTCGAGCGGCGCGGTCTGGCTGCATATCGAGGTCAGCACGCCCGATCTGATCGCTTCCAACGTCGGCGTCATCCCGCCGGTTTTCGGCACGAATAATGTGCAGACTGAGTTGGAAGCGATTCTAACTCAAATGCAGGGGCTTGAAGACAGAAAGGTGCAAAAAGCTGGCGACACGATGACCGGCAATCTAACCATTGTTTCAGCATCGCCTCTATTGGCTCTCTACAACTCAACTGGAACGGCTAGAATTACTGCAAGGTTCGGCGCGTCGGACGATAATAGTTATTTCGAGGTGTTCCGGAACGCTGGCAATACCAATTTGTCATTTGGCTATGTTGATCCGGCCGGGGTCGAGACGATCGCATTCGGTATTGATAAGGTCGGCAACATCACCCCAAGCCATTTTATAACATTCCCAACGACGACCAATCCGCCTTCGGCGGCATTGCGCAGCAACGGAACCAAGCTAGTTTTATGGCCGCAGGCCAACCCGGCGACCAACGGCAATGACATCGCGATTGGCATCGAGCCCAGCGCGATGTGGTTCAACAACGCCGCAGCGACTAATCAGTACCGGCTCTATTTTGCGAGCGTCCTGCGCTATACGTTCGATCAGAACAATCTAGCGCTGCCTGCCGCGCCAACTGCCGCTGCGCATGCCACCCGGAAAGACTATGTCGATACTGCAATAACGACGGTCACCAACAACGCCAATAGCCGGGTCGCCAAGGCGGGCGACACGATGACCGGCCAATTGACCGTCAATAGGGCAGAAAATACTGTAGGCATTGAACTGTATAAGGCAAATAGAAACAATTCAGCTTGCCCGGAAATTCGATTCACCAATAACAGGGGCGGCAGCAACCGGCTAGGCCGTATTCGGTGCGTTCAAACTGGCCAGTTTTACGCTTATGCTGACTATGGGATTTTGGAGTTCTGGGTCGGATATGGCGGCGCTACAGAGCGTCGCACGATGTATTGTGAAGGGGAAAATTTACGTGTTCAAAGCAATGTCTACGCTAATGGGGTGCTACTGACCTCTGACGCGAACAAAAAGATGGACGTTGCTCCGGTCGATGACGCCGAAGTCGCGACGGCGTTCGAGCAATTGAAGCCGGTGCGCTACCGCTGGAAACCGCCCTCCGTGCCGAACCCCTTGGCTGCACCCGGACAGGTCAGCGAAGGCCCGCACCCCGATCCGCAGCGGTTGAACTGGGGCTTTGTCGCTCAAGACATCGAGGGCGGCGCGCCCGATCTGGTGCAGACCCACCCCGAGGAAGGCAAGAGCTTCGACCTCGCTGGCGTCGTCGCGGTTCTGACGGCCAAGATCAAGCAGCTGGAGGCGCGGCTCGCCGCGCATGGCCTATGACCGAGTGGGTGAGCGGCAACGTCTACATCCGCGCCATGGGCGAGGGCGGCATGGGCCTCAAGCCCGGAGAGGTCGTCGGCGGCCACAAGCATAACTTCGATCACACCAGCATCTTCTTCTGCGGTCGCTGGCGCATCGTGAAGTGGGCTCCAGATGGCGAAACCCGCTTCGACTTCCAGCGCGACGGCCCGTTCCATGTCCTGATCGAGAAGGACTGCAAGCACGAGTTCACCTTTCTCGGCGGCGCGCCGGTCGGTCACGCTTGGTGCGTGTACTCGCACCGCACGCCGCAAGGCGAGGTTAGCCTTGTCCAGACCGGCTGGCTCGACGCCTACGAGATGGCTCCGCCATGACTAGTCAATCGATCGACCTGTCGCAATTCGTTCCGACCTCGACGCCGAATGTCGGCGACGTCGTTCAGGTCACCGGGACCAACCCGCTCCAGACCACATGGTGGCCCAACTCTGGCGGCGCGCAGGGACCGCCAGGGCCGCAGGGACCCGTCGGTCCGGCGGGGCCAGGGGGCGCGCAGGGACCGCCAGGACAGGACGGCGCGAACGGCGCCCAAGGGCCGCCAGGACTGCCGGGGGTGCAAGGCCCGCCAGGAGTGGCGGGTCCGACAGGGCCGGAGGGACCGGAAGGTCCGCAGGGCATACAAGGCGATCCGGGCGAGATCGGCACGCTCGTCGGATCGTTCGGCGCGTTGCAGACGCCCGCCGATCTGCCGCCGTCCGGGTCGATCCCAGGCGGTTGGGATGGCCCAGGCAACCCGCCCGCCGCCGTCCAGATGCAGCAAGGGTATGGCCTGATCTACACCGGCACCGGCCATGTCTGGGTCTTTGTCGGGACCAGCATAAACCCCGCAGGCTGGCTCGACGCTGGCCTCATTCAAGGCCCGCAAGGTCCGGTTGGACCGCAGGGAATCGAAGGCCCACCCGGCATCCAGGGGCCGCAAGGCATTCCCGGTCCTGTGGGGCCGGAGGGACCGGAAGGTCCGCAGGGGATCGCTGGTCCGACCGGCGCGCAGGGGCCGGTCGGTCCTGAAGGTCCGGCTGGCATAGAGGGTCCGGCAGGGCCGGTCGGACCGGCAGGGCCGGTCGACGAGGCTCCGACCGATTCCGTCGTCTATGGCCGCTACGACGGCGGCTGGGTTCAGGTGCCGATTCAGGACGACGCGCCGTCCAACGGCATCATCTATGGTCGCGAGGACGGCGCCTGGGCACCGATGCCGGACGTTCCGCTGGCGTCGACCACGCTGCCGCTGATGGATGGAGCGGCAAACATCGGCAGCGATGCCACCTCCTTTGCGCTCGCCGATCACGTCCACCCGACCGACACCAGCCTCTTGCCGCTGAGCGGCGGCACGGTCACCGGGCCGACCACTTTCACCGCCCAGGCGCCGGTCAGCGTCCAGTTCCTGACTGTTCAGGGCAGCAACTCCCTGGTGCTCAACGGTCCGGTCGGCGCTCAGCGCGCCATTCTGTCGCAGACCAACGCCGCCAATCGCTGGCAGCTGGTGCTCGGCGATGGGACGGCGGAAGGCGGGGTGAGCGACGGCTCGAACTTCGCCCTGAACACCATCAACAACGCCGGTTCGCTTGTCCACACGCCGCTGCACATCCTCCGATCGAGCGGCCTCGTCACGTTCGAGACGCTGCCGAGCATCCCAGGCGGCGCGGCTGGCGATGTGCTAACTACGGACGGCGCGGGAACGCTGACCTGGGAGGTGCCCACTGGCGGCGGCGCGCCTCCGGTCACCATCAGCGACACGCCGCCCGCGAACCCCGTCGAGGGCCAGCTCTGGTTCGATTCGGTCGGCGCTCAGATGTACGTCTGGTTCGTCGATGCGACCTCGTCCCAGTGGGTCATTGTCGTCAACAACGCGGGCGGGGGGGCCGGAGGTGGGGCTTCGATCACCGTCAGCGATACACCCCCTTCAGCGCCCGCCGTAGGGGCTCTGTGGTGGGACAGTGTCGGCGGGCAATTGTACCTTTGGTTCTCGGACGCGAATAGCTCGCAGTGGGTGGTCGCGGTCAACACCGGCGGCTTGGCTTCGATCACGGTCGGCGTGACGCCACCGACCAATCCGAACCCAGGCGCGCTCTGGTTCGACGCCAACAGCGCGCAATTGTATTGCTGGTACAACGACGGCAATTCGAGCCAGTGGGTGCCGACCACTAACCAGTTGGGCGGCGGATATTTGTCGCTGTCGGGCGGAACTCTGACCGGGCCGTTGTTGCTCGCCGCTGATCCGACCGTTCCGCTTGGTGCGGCGACTAAAGAGTACGCCGACAAGATGCTGCCTCTCGCGGGCGGGACAATCAGCGGTAGCTTGGTCGTCAGTGGCGCGACCTCATGCCAAGGAACGCTGTCGGCCAATGCGGGCGTTTTCAACGTCTCGACCGCGAGCGGCGGGACCAATCCGGTCATGCAATTGCTCAATGCCGCTACCGTAGGCATGTCGCAATGGACCGCCAGCGCGGCGGGGGGCGTCACTCTTAGCAACGTCGCCAACGGCGGAAACATCAATTTCAGCGCGGCGGGAAATTGTCTCATCACGCCAAACGCCTCGGGGAACATTCTCGAATTGACGCAAGGCGCGGCGCTATGCGTCGGCGGCGGACCTTGGGGAGCGATTTCGGACGCTCGCATCAAGACGGTCGAGGGCGACTATGCCCTCGGACTGGACGAGGTTTTGGCGCTTCGCCCGATCGTCTACCGCTACAAGGGCAACGCACGGTTCGGCTCTGATGAAGTCGTCGGGCTTCAGCAAACCACCGACAAGGCGTTCGTCGGGCTCGTCGCGCAAGAGGTCGAAACGATCATGCCGGGAATGGTCGAACAACGAGCCGGGACGATTGACGGCGAGGCGGTCACGGACTTGCGGACGCTCAATAATGGCGAACTGATTTACGCCCTCGTCAACGCGATCAAGACGCTTGCCGCTCGCGTCGAGGCGCTTGAGGCGGCGCGATGATCGACTTCCCCGCCTCTCCCACTGTCGGTCAGGTGTTCGTCAGCGGCGCGCAAAGCTGGACCTGGGACGGGACCAAGTGGGCGCCGAGCGGCACCTTGGTGATGCCGCCGCTGGCGACCGGCGACAACCGCATCATCAATGGCGACATGCGGATCGACGCGCGCAACAACGGCGCGAGCGGAACGGCGGTCAGCGTCTATACGGTGGATCGGTGGGTTTACGGGGCAACCCAGGCGGCTAAAGGAACGTGGCAGCGCGGCGGTCCAACTGGCGCACTCGCGCCTGGATTTCCCTATTCCTTGTCGTTTCAATCATCTTCGGCCTACACGCCACTCGCGGCGGACACTTTCATCTTCTTTCAGCCCATCGAAGCCGATGTAATTGCGGACTTTCAATGGGGCGGCGCAAACGCTCAGCCGGTTACACTGAGCTTTTGGGCTTTAACCGGCGGCTTGACGGGAACATTCAGCGGTTCGTTGAGCAATATTACCCGCTCCTATCCCTTCACCTTCTCGATCCCGACCGTGAACGTCTGGACGCGGATCGTTGTCACCATCCCCGGCGATACCGCCGGAACGTGGACGCTGAGCGGCAACGCGATGGGCGTGCGGGTTATTTTCGATCTTGGCTCCGGTGCGACCATGCGCGCTCCTGCCGGGGCGTGGGCGTCGGGGGCCTATAACGGTGCGAACGGCGCGGTCAGCGTCGTCGCTGTCAACGGCGCGGGCCTCTGGGTGACCGGCGTCAAGTTGGAGATCGGCTCGGTGGCGACGCCGTTCAATCGGCAGTCGCTTGCCAAGAGCATGGCCGATTGCCAGAGGTATTATTCTCAAACGAACGGTAACGCTCTTATATCTGCGACTGCTGCTGGTCAGTTTTTAGCAACGTCTGTGGTCTTTCCTGTTACAATGCGTGCAATCCCGACGGTTACATCCGGCTTGATTGCGGGTGATGTTAACTTAACATCGATGACCATCGATAATATTACTGTAAGTGGCTGTCGTGCCTATAGTGGAGCTGCTGCTGCTGGAACTGCGCAGTTTGTTAGGTATTTTAACGCAAATGTGGAGCTATGATCATGACTTATATGCAAGTTTGAACGCATGCTTGACTTCCCCGCCAGCCCCACTGTCGGCCAGCAATTCACCGCTGCGGGCGTGACTTGGTTTTGGGACGGGGTGAAGTGGTTGCCGAGCGGGTTGAGCCCCACCGTCGTGCCGGGGATCAACGACAACCGCATCATCAACGGCGACATGCTTCGAGACCAACGCAACAACGGGGCGAGCGGAACGGCGAGCGCCTATACGGTTGATCGATGGAGCTACAATGCAACGCAAGTGTCCAAGGGAACATGGCAGCGCAATCCCAACTCCGCAGCCTTCCCGCAATTTCCCTACAGCCTCAGTTTCCAATCCTCTTCGGCCTACACGCCGCTAGCTTCCGACACTTTTTATTTCGCCCAGCCAATCGAAGCTGACATGGTCAGCGACTTCGCGTGGGGAACATCGCAAGCGCAGTCGGTCACCTTGTCGTTTTGGGCCTATTCTACTCTGACCGGCACGTTCAGCGGCGCGATTTCCAATTATGCAGGCACGCGCACTTATCCATTCACTTTTTCCCTGCCGACTGCGAGCACCTTCACGAAGATCGCCATCACCATACCCGGCGACAGCGCCGGGACATGGGTGATGAGCGGTAACGCAGGATCTTTGCTTCTTACATTTGATCTTGGTTCTGGCGCGAATTATCGCGCTGCGGCTGGCGTTTGGGGGGCGGGGCTTCGCATTGGCGCGAACGGCGCAGTCAACGTGGTTGCGACTAACGGCGCGACTTTCAACGTGACCGGCGTCAAGCTGGAGATCGGCTCGATCGCGACGCCCTACAACCGCCAGTCGCTGGCGAAGTCTTTGGCCGATTGCCAGAGGTATTACCAGACTGGGGAAATCTTGTTTGCCGCTTACGGACTTACTAGCGGATCGGTAACGCAAAGTCGTTCGTTAGAGGTCGCCATGCGGGCTACTCCAACAATGACATTTAATCCAGTAACGGCTACCAATTGCACAACCTTTCAATTTATCGCGGATAGTAATCAAGACGTTCATCTTAATGCCGTAGTTGTCGCTGCGGGGATGTTTGTTGCAATTGCAACTTTTACTGCGAGCGCGGAGCTTTGATCATGACCTACACGCAAGTCTGAGCCATGATCGACTTCCCCGCCAATCCGACCGTCGGTGAGGAGTTCACAGACCCTGCGTCTGGCGCCACTTGGACCTGGGATGGGGTCAAGTGGACGGCGGCTGGGTTGAACGTGGCTTATTTGCCCTTGCGGGGCGGCACCATGCTGGGGCCGCTTGTTCTGGAAGCCGACCCCACCGCGCCGCTGGAGCCGGTGACGCTTCAGATGTTCGACCGCTATCCGATGATCGGCGACAGCCGCATCATCAATGGGGACATGCGTATAGACCAGCGCAACGCAGGGGCCAGCGGTAGTGGGACGAGTACGTACACAATAGACAGATGGTACTACAGCTCCACACAACCAGCGAAAGGAACATGGGGGCGTAACGTAAACGCCGTTGCAAGTCCGCCTGGATTTCCATACTACTGGGGATTTCAATCATCATCGACTTACGTGCTGACGGCGACAGATAATTTCTTCGTTCGTCAATACATCGAAGCTGACATGGTCAGCGATTTCGCCTGGGGAACGCCCAACGCGCAGCCGGTGACCTTGTCATTTTGGGCCTATTCAAACCAGACTGGCACATTCAGCGGCTCGATAGTGTTAGTGCCAGCTGGAACGCGCAGCTACCCGTTCCAGTTCTCCATCCCTGTCGCGAACACATGGACGAAGATCACTATCACGATCCCCGGCGATACCGCTGGGGCGTGGTCGATGAGCGGCAGCGGTGCTTCTGTGGGCCTGCTTTTCAACCTAGGCTCAGGAACTAATTCTCTCGGTCCAGCTAACGTATGGGCGACGGCGTTTTACGCTGGCGCGACCGGCTCAGTTCAGGTTGCTGCCACCAATGCCGCGACCTTCTATGTGACCGGCGTGAAGTTGGAAATCGGCACGGTAGCAACGCCGTACAATCGGCAGTCGTTGGCTAAGAGCATGGCTGATTGCCAGAGGTATTTCGAGAAAAGTTTCTCTTCGGCAGTGGGAAGCCCATTGGCTCTTAATACTGGAGAAATGTTTGGCATAAGTCACAATTCTTCTGGTATCTATAGGGCAGAAGTACCGTTTAAGGTAACGAAACGCGCCGCTCCGACAATTTTGATATATGATAATAATGGAGTAGCCGGGAATGTCTCGTATTATATTTCTACATGGGCTACCGGATCTCCGACTTGGTCTGTTGTCCCTACGGGTGCAATTGCCGGTTTTTATTCTGGGTATGCTTTAGCAGGAGTTATTGAAACGCAATTCGGTTGGACTGCGAGCGCGGAGCTTTGATCATGACCTACAGCCAAGTCTGGGACCATACGCGCAACCAACCCAGCGACAGCATCATCCAGCGCGACGAGGACGGCGCCTTCATCCCCATGGACATGGATAACGTCGATTGCCAGGAATACGTGCGCTGGCTCGATGAGGGCAACGAGCCGACGCCCGCGACCGCGCCTGATCAACCGGCGCAAAGGCCAGCCCGTAGATGAGCTACACCTACGCCAGCTTCCAGACCGCGCTCGCGAGCGAAATGGTCGTTCCGAACAACAACGTGAACGATCCCAATTTCGTCCTCATCCTGCCGACCATCATCGACTACGCCGAGCAACGAATCTATCGCGAGATCGATTGCCTGCACGCCGAGACGCGGCAGTGGTTCCCCATGGTCCCCTATCAGCGCGAGCAGGCCTTCCTGGCCAGCGCCGCGACCTCGGCGAATCCGTCTCCGGCGCAGCAGATCCTCATCGTCGAGCGCGTCACGATCGAGCCGGTCGGCGCCGCTCCCCCCATTGCTGGCGTGCAGCCGACTCTCGGAGGCGAGCCCGCCCGTCCGGCGACCGTCGACTATCTCGATGCGGTCTATAGCGGCGTCTTCCCGAATCCGGGTCCCTTCGGGCGGCCGGTCAATTTCGCCCCGCTTACCGACACGGTCCTCGCCTTCGGCCCCACTCCGGATCAGGCCTATTCCTTCATCGTTCACGGCAAGTGTCGCCCGGTCCCGCTCTACCTTGCGCCGCCAGGAGATGGGACGCAGACGACCTTCCTGACCCAGGTCCTGCCGGATCTGTTCCTTGCCGCCGCTATGGTCGCGGCCAGCGGTTACAGGCACAACTTCGGCGCTCAGTCCGACGATCCCCGCATGGCGGTGAGTTGGGAGGGGCAGTACAACGAACTCCTGGGCTCGGCGAAGAACGAAGAGACCCGGAAGAGATTCCTCGGCTGGAACCAGCTGTCCTCGTACAGCGCGACGCAGGCGGCTCAACCAGCTCCGGCTCCTGCGGGGTGACCTTTGCCCTTTTCCACCGTGAAGCTGATGCCGGGGGTCAAAACGGCCCAAACCCCGACGCTGCTCCAGGCGAACGTCGTCGCCTCGAACCTGATCCGCTGGCGCGGCGGCCTGCCCGAAAAAATGGGCGGGTGGATGAACTTCTTTTCGAGCATCCTGGGACCATCGGCTGGCGGCCCGTCGAACGTCACGATCCCCGGCCTGTCGCGCGAGATGTGCGCTTGGTCTGACCTCAACCTATTCAATCACCTTGCGGTCGCCGGAACGGCAGGCCTTGTCTCTCTGACGCCGACCCAGAGTGGCATCCCGGCGAAGCAGGATATCTCGCCGCAATATGCGCTGAGCACCTCGGGGCAGACCTTCACGACCGTGGCGGGCTCGCCGGTCGTGACGATCTTTGACCCCGGTGCGGCGGTTAACAATTACGGCTCGGTCCAGATCCAATGCCATGTCGCGATCGGCGGCATCGTCATCTTCGGCGCGTTCCCGATCACGGCGATGCTGACGGCGGAGCAGTACACGATCACGCTGCCGTTCAGCGCGGTCTCGAACGCGGGTCCGAGCGGCGCGCCGATAGTCGCGACCTTCACCTCGGTCGCCAACAGCGAAGTGATCGAGGTCAATCTGCCCAATCACGGGCTCGTGCAGGGCTCGACTTTCGCCCTGCCGATTCCGACTGCCGTCGGCGCCAATGGGGAGGTCACGCTTCAGGGCTTCTTCACCGTCCAGCTCATCATCGATGCGAACAACTTCATCATCTTCGCGCCGTTCTCCATCCCGACAGCGGCGACCGTGCAGGAGGGCAATCTCTCAGGCGCGCCGCAGATCCTCTATTGGGTCACGCAAGCGCCGCTCCTCCCCAACTCGGGCTGGGGCGTCGGCGGCTGGGGCGTCGGCGGCTGGGGCTCCGGCGAGCAGCCGCAGCCGATCGCCGCGACTCCGTTCCCGCCCGCTCCCGGCACGCCGGGGTTCGGCAACATCTCGGAGGATAGTTGGTCGCTCGGCAACTGGGGCTCGCAGCTGATCGCGAATGCGACCAACGGTCCGCTGTTCGCTTGGGACCCGACCAGCGGCATTCAGAACGCGCAGATGATCGCCAACGGGCCGAGCAATTGCACCGGCTTTTTCGTCGGCATGCCCGAGCAACAGATCATCGCCTATGGAGCAAGCACGGGTCAGGTGCAGGATCTGATGCTCGTCGCGTGGTGCGACAACGCCAACTACAACGCCTGGACCGCAAGTGTTTCCAATCAGGCCGGAACATTCCGGCTGACGCGCGGAAGTAAGATCATAGGAGGCATCCAGGGGCCCCAACAGGCGATGCTTTGGACCGACGTTGGTCTGTGGGCCATGGCCTATATCGGATACCCTGACGTGTTCGGTTTCAACGAGGTGGCGCAAGGCTGCGGACTGATCGCCAAGGACGCCATCGCCGTCTACGGCCCACAGGTGTTCTGGATGAGCCGCGACGCCTTCTGGATGTACTCGAACGGCGTCGTGCAAAGATTGCAGTGCGACGTCTGGGACGTGATCATCAAAAACCTGAACAACACGAAGGACGCCAGCGGAAATTATGTCTACTTCAACCACATAAGGGGCGCGGCGAACTCGGGCTACGACGAGGTCATGTGGCACTTTCCGTCACAGGCCTCGACGACCGGCGAGAACGACAGCTGGGTCAAATTCAACGCCGTCACCGGAGAGTGGGACTACGCGCTCTCGGTCCCGCAGCAGGGCATGGTTGGCAATACGCCGATCAATGTGACGGCTTGGATCGACAACAATATTTTTGGTCATCCAATTTCATCGATGATCGACCCAACCGGCGCGAACTCGCTGATCATGCAGATGGAAATGGGCAATGACGCCAACGGCGCGCCGATGAACTGGCTCGTGCAGACTGGGTTCTTCATGCTGAGCGACGGGGAGGATAAAACATTCGTTGACTTGGTTATCCCCGATTTTCGCTGGCGGCGCTGGCAGCAGCCGCAGACCGTCAGCGCCCAGGTCCAGATCACCCTTTACACCGCCGAATATCCGGATGATCCGCAAGAACAGTGGGTTTACTACGGACCTTTCCTCGTCACCAATGCGACGGGTGCCTTTGAGCCGCGCTGTCGTGGTCGCTATTTTGGTGCGTTGATTCAGGGGAATGACCTTGGCTCATTTGCCAGACTAGGTGGAATTAAATTTCGCTTTTCTCCAGACGGACGCAACTGATGAAAGCCATCAACGATCTCTCGGCAGAACACGTTCGATCTCTTCTGTCATATGATCCGCTCTCTGGAGATTTGCGATGGGTTAAGACGGTATCTCAGAGATCGAGAGCTGGGGAAATAGCTGGGCGTCGGCAAAAAGATGGAAGAAGACGTCTAAAGATTGACGGACGCGCCTATATCGCGGCGCGCCTTATTTGGCTTATGGTCACTGGAGAATGGCCGCAGGCTGACATCGATCACCGCGACCTAGACCCGAGCAACAATCGCTGGAAGAACCTTCGACCCGCGTCGCGGAGCCAGAACCGCTGTAACACACAGGTGCGCAAAGATAACGCCCTTGGCGTCAAGGGGGTCTGGTTTGACCGTACTAAAGGGCGTTATATCGCCCAGACCTGGGCCAACGGTAAGCAGCTGTGGCGCAGCCGACATAAGACGGAAGAAGAGGCGGCCCGCGCCTACCGGGACGCCGCCATTCGGGAACACGGGGAGTTCGCCCGGTTCTAATGGAGGGCGGCCATGACGGAAGTTTCCGGTGGAGAGCTTCAAACGCTCATCTCCACATTACAGAACGGGAACACGCAATTAGGGCATATCTATAAACAGCTCGGCACTGTCGTGACGAGCTTGTCCTCGCTGACATCGCAGATGAACGTCCTCGCGTCGGCCGCGATCGGTACGAGGCTCGGTGATTCGACAGCTGCTGATGGGCCGCTGCCGCCCGAGCCGGACGGCTATATCACCATCGACATTCCTGGCGTGGGGCCTCGATACGTTCCGTATTATTCGGGAGGGTAGGGCGTGGCCTACAATCCCTCGTCGGTCCGCATCCAGCGCATGCTCGGGGCCTCGCGACCGATTCAGCCGCCGAAGCTCCCGAAGCCGATGGCGACGCCGAAACTCAAGTCATCGATCAACGATCGCATGCTGATGCGGCCCATGGCGGAGGGCGGCGGGCTCCCGCTCAATCGGCCGACGCGCGCGAGCGGCGGCGCGATCAACGACAGTCCCGACTCGCCGTTCACAGGCGGCATCCTCTCGGCCGGAGCTGGCCGCGCCGATGACGTCCCGATGCATGTCCCCGACGGGGCCTACGTCGTGCCAGCCTGGGCGGTCTCGCATATGGGCGAGGGGAACACCATCAACGGCATGAGCATGCTCAAGGGCATGTTCGGCAGCCCGTGGGGGGCGCAGAAGACGCCGTTCGGCGCGCCGAGCCCGAAGCTCCCGGTTAGCAAGGGCGTGGGGATTCCGAAGCCGCCGCCCGCGCACTTTCAGCCGCCCGTTTTCGGTCCTCCTGGCTACACGGCGCAGAACCCGGCGCTGGAGGAGGGGAAGCAGAAGCATGGCGGCGCGGCGCGCGGCCCCGGTCCGGCGGTCCCGATCAATGCGAGCGGCGGCGAGTTCGTCATCGAGCCGGACGAGGTCGCGCGAATCGGCGACGGCAATGTCGACAAAGGACACCTCGTCCTCGACAAGTGGGTCGTCGCCCTGAAGAAGGAAGCGGCGCAAACACTCAAGCAGCTCCCTGGTCCGGCGAAATAGGAGAAGTGGCGTGAAAGAGTTCAGCCGCGAACACGAAGAGGAGCTGCGCTCGACGCCACCGCGCACGCCGATCCGCTTAGCCGACGACGACGACGAGCTGGCGATCTTGGACATGTGCCGACTCATGCATCGCGAACAACCTTATCACCCGTTGAACATGGGCAAGGTCGCGGCGATGATTCGCCTTGCCATCCACCAGGGGCCGGAGCGGCGCGGCATTCTCGGCGTCATCGGTGAGAGGGATCATCTCAAGGGCGCGATCTTCCTGCTCATCGAACCGATCTGGTATTCGGACGACTGGCAGCTGCTCGAATTTTTCAATTTCGTGCGCCCGGAATATCGGCGCATGGGCTTCGCCAACGACCTGATCGCTTACGCGAAGCAATGCTCCGATCAGATCGGCCTCGACCTCACCATCGGCGTGTACTCGAACATCCGGACCGCTGCGAAGATCCGACTCTATCGCCGCTGGGTCCCGCAGTTCGGGGCTTTCTTCTGCTACGCCCCGCCGAACCGAACACCTTTCGCCGAACGCCTCGCTGATATGCCGCCCGCGAACAAAGTCGCGGCGGAGTAGCGACCATGAGGCCGCCCAGAGAAGCCTCTTTTCGCCAGCCATTCTGTTTCGAGGGCGGCTCAAAGGGCGGCACCACTCAGCAGACATCATCCTCTTCGGGGCCGCCGCCCCAGGTGATGGCTGAGTACCAGAGCCTTGTCGACCGCGCGACCAACGTCGCGAACCAGCCCTATCAGCCCTACCAGGGCGAACAGGTCGCCCCGCTGACGAGCCAGACCAACGCGGGGCTCGGGGGAATCAACCAGTACGCGAACGCCGCGCAGCCTTATCTCGGCGCGGCCGGGGCGATGACGATGGGCGCGTCTGCGCCGGTCAACCCGATGCAATTCCAAGGCATGGGTTCGTTAGCCCCGTTTATGAACCCGTACACCAGCTCGGTCGTTGACACAACCCAAGCGGAGATGAACAACCAGAACGAGCAACAGGCTCAGTTCTTAAATTCCGCGAACATTAGTTCTGGGGCTTTCGGCGGCGACCGCGCTGGCATCGGCCAATCGATCCTGGCGAACCAGCAGAACCTCGCCGAAGCGCCGACGATCGCGGGCCTGAATCAAGCCAACTTCACCCAGGCGATGGGCGATTGGACGGGGCAGCAATCCACCAACCTTGCGGCGCAGCAGGCCAACGCCGCGCGCCAGATGTCAGGGGCCGCCCAGCTCGGGGAGATCGGCCAGTCTGCGCAGCAGGCGGGCCTGCAAGGGGCGCAGGCCGATATCCAAGCTGGCATGATCCCGCAGCAGGAACAGCAAGCGATCGATACTGCCGCTCAGCAGATGTACCAGCAGGGCCAAGCCTATCCATTCACGACGACCGGCTGGTTGGGCAACCTCATCGAGGGAACCGGCAGCCTCTCGGGGGGACAGAGCCAGACCACTTCGCCGGGGCCGAACTCGATCGCGCAAGGCCTCGGCGCGGCGACATCCGGCCTCGGTCTTCTTGGCAGCCTCGTCGGCATGTCGGACGAGCGCGCGAAAGAGAACGTGGAGGAAATCGGCAAGACCTACGACGGTCAGAACATCTACCGCTACAACTTCAAGGGCGATCCGCGCACGCAGATCGGCTTGATCGCGCAGGAGGAGGCCTACCACGATCCTGGCAGCGTCCACCGCATCGGCATGGGGGACTTGCTTGGCATCGATTATGGGCGCGCGACGCAAGGCGCGGCCGAGCGCGGACACTACGCCGACGGCGGCGAGGCGGAGCCGCCTCCTGGCGGCGTGACGCAAGGCGTGACGCAGGGCATCCAGCCGCAGCAAAAGCCGCAGTCGATGTCGCCGGATCAGGCGCTCATGTTCATGGGCGACCCCAGCGCACGCTCGGGCATGGGCTCGTTCGCTCTCATGGGCGGGACGACTATGCATCCCCAGCCCGAGACTGCGCTCGCCCAGCCGCGCCAGAGCTTCCAAGAGGGCGGCGTGGTGCTTCCTCCTGGCGTCATCCCGATCGGGTCCGGATCGAGCGCCAGCTACAGCGAGGGCTGGCAGCCGGGAACGCTGCTCAATTCCCAAGCGGGCATCTCCGAGGCGCTGTTCGGCGAGGAGAGCGCCGGGTCGAAGTCGCCCTACACCGGCATCGATGTCGACCAGGGCGCCGCGATCGGCGGCGGGGAATGGTTGCCGCCGCAGCCTGCGACGGGGTTCCCGGTTTCGCCGCAGCCGGACTATCAGAACCTCCAGAACTCGCCGCAGTTCGGCTCGGCCGAGGCTTCGCTCGCGGGCGCCTTCGGCGGCACGCAAGCCTCCATGGGCACTGCGCCTGCCGCGAATAGCGGCCCGATGCCGGTGGGCGGCGCGAGGATGCCCGGTCCGATGGGCGCGGCGGGGGCGACGGAAGGCGGGCTGTCTCGCGGTGGGCTCGGCCAAATTGTCGATGAATACTTCGGCACACAGGGAAGCGGCGGCGCTGGCGGCGCTGGCGGCAGCGGCGGCTTCGGCTACACGCCCGGATCGACGCCGGTTCAAAACCCGAAGACGGCGCCAGCTGCCGCAGCGGCGCCCGCCGCACAGCAGCCGCAGGGGGGGTACTGGACTAGCGTTGGCGGGACGACCACTGGTGGCGCAGCTGGCGGCGAAAACGCTGGCATGGGCGCGCCGACGGGCAATGTCTTTCACAATGAATGGGTGCCTGCCGGGATGAGCAGGGCGGGCGGCGGAGGAGTGAACATGCGATCCGGCTTCCAGCGCGGCGGCTTCCCGCAGTTCACGACCTACCAGCCCACGGCGAATCCGGCGCGCAATCCGCCGACCTATACCGCGCTCGACCTCTCGCACCTGTTCGGCGGCGGTCAGCAGCAGCAAACGCCGCGCGCCATCCAGATGCAGCGTCAGCTCGGGCAGGCGCGCGCCAAGGCGGCGGTCCAGCGCGGCGTCGTCAGGCCGCGCGTCATCGCGCCTGACCCGGTGACCGGCGAGCACCACGACATCACGCCTTATCGACCGGAGGACGACCCGCGCCCGCAGCCTCCTGGCCCTGGCGGGCTACCGATGACGGCGCCGCGATCGGTGGCGCCGGTCGGCGGCCAAGCGCCTGCGACCCTGCGCGATTCGCTGACTATGCGAGAGCCGTCCGTTCCTGGCTCGCGCGGTCCTGGCATGGGCTATCCGACCTTGGGCTTGGTCCCGCCGGAGGCGGCAGGAACGCCGTCGAACGCGCCGATGACCAGGGCGGCGTTCTTCGGTGGCGTCCCGAAGCAGAACCTCCCGGCGACGCGAGCCCCGCCGCTTGAGGGCACGCAGGAGTGGAACAAGCCATCGGCCGAGGTCGAGGCGCCGCGCGAGAGCGCCGAATTTTCAGAGGCGGGCGGGCGACCGCTGATGGCGCCGAGGCTCGTCGGCGGCGACCCGTTCGGGCAGCGCCCGCTGGCTATCGCGCCGCCTTCGGGCGACGAAGCGCCCATGCACACGGGCTGGGACGTCGACCTCCCCGGCGTCTTCCGAGGCGGTGGCCAAGGGATCGCCGCCGAGGCGCGCGGCGGCCGGGTTCCTCGCTACTGGGGAGGGCGAATCGGCCGCGATGACGGTGGCTCGATCCCGATCGGCGGCGGCGCTGGCAATGTCATGGAAGCGCCCACTGGCACGCCTGCCTCGCCGGATCTCAGCAATATCGATTGGGACTCGATCTTCGGCGGGAATGGGGGAGGGGTTGGGACGCCGGACTTCTCTTCGCTCCCCGATGACACTTTCGATCTTGGCCCCAGTCGCGGTCCGCAGCGCGCCCAGATCGATCCGCGAGCTGTCGCCGAAGCGCCGAGCTTCCAGGGCGCTGGCGGCGGAGGCGGCGGCCCGCACTTTACCCAGGTCTCCAACATGGGTGGGCCGCCGATCTCCGCGCTCGACCTCTCGGGGCACTACACGCCGACGACCGGCAACGCGCGCGGCGCGACCTATGTCCCCGGCTCGGGCGGCGGCGGAGCAGGCGCGGGGATCAGTCCGAATGCTCGTGCACAGGCGCCGGAGCACCCGGCGATCACGACCATGCGGCACATCGTGCGGCAGCATGACGCGATGCGCGCGCGGGGCTCGGGGTCTTCGCTGGGAACGGGAATCGTCGATCCGGAGATCGTGGCGCGCCAGAACATGGCCGGTCCAGGGCCGATGGACCCGAGCATCATCGCCAATCAGAAGAGGATGCATCCTGCGACCAGTGTGGCGAGCGGCATCACGGGCGATGACTCCCTCTCGCGAGCCTATGCTGGCTTCCAGGGCGGCGGCGGCGTGCTCGGCTCCTCGCCCATGATGAACGCGGGCGCCTACACCCCGCAGGGCGCGGGCGTGACCGGCCAGACTTCGCAGGGCGGAGGCCTCGGCTCGATCGCGACCGCCAACAAGGCGGCCGGTGGATTCGGCGACCTGTTCGGCGGCGGCGACCGCGCCGGTTTCGCCAGCGGCGGGGCCAGCGGCGGCCTGACTGGGGCCGACATCGGCGATCCGTTCCTGGCGGAGATCACGGCCTCGGCGACGCCGATGCAAGGCGGCGGCGGGCACGGGCCTCCTGCGCCGCCTAGTTCGGCGCCGCCACCGGCCGCAGGCGGCGGGCCTCTCGGCGGTGACGGCCTCGGCAAGCTCGGCGACGCGGTGAAGAAATTCGCGGGTCAGGCAGGCGGCCAGCAGACGGCTCCGGCGGGCGACCCGAGCGACGCCTCTGGAGGATGGGGGAGCATGGCCGGGACACCGGACTTCTCCAATCTCTCGGACAACGCCTTCGACGTAGGGCAGGATCTCGGCTTTAGGACAGGAGGTGGCGTGGGGCTTGGCTCCCTGCGCGGTGGCTTTTCAGATGGCGGGACGCCGAACCTCGACGCCATCGACGCCGAAGTCGCGGGCGGGGGGCCGCCAGCGCCGCCGGTAGCGGCTCCAGCTCCTAGCGGCGGCGGCGCCGCTCCTGCGGTGCCGGACCTGATCAAGCAGAACTTCGGCAATCGCGCCGGGTACGCCTCGACGATCTCCTCGCTCGAAAGCGGCATGGGCAAGTCCTATGTCGGCGACGGCGGCTCCTCGTTCGGCCCGTTCCAGCTGCACATGGGCGGCATTAACCCCGACATGCCGCACTCCGGCCTCGGCGATGAGTTCAAGAAACAGACCGGCCTCGATCCGCGCGATCCGAAGACCGTGCCCGACCAAGTCAAGTTTGTCGCGGACTACACCGCTCAGCACGGCTGGCACGATTGGTCGACGAAAGGTCAGGCCGACAAGATAGCGGGCGGCGCCAACGTACCGGGGCAGGACGTCCAGCCCGCCGAGGCGGACACGTCGTCCTACGGCGGCGGCTTCATGCTCCCCGGCCCAAGCCAAAGCGGTCCCCCTCCGGGGCAGTTGGACCGGCGCAATCTGCAAGCGCCCACCATGGGCGACGAGCTGCGGCACGATCCTGGCGGCTACCTGATGAGCGTCGGCGCGGCGATGATGTCCTCGCGCGCCCCCCAGCTCGGCACGGCGATCGGCGAGGGCTTAACGGCCGGGAACAATTACCTCCAAGCGCAAAAGGGGCTGGAGAAGCAATGGGGAGAGGCGCAGGCGCAGATCAACAACCTGTCGCAGGAAGCGCGCGAGCATGGCGCGGACGCGGATCTGAAGGTCCAGCAGCTCCAGATCGGCGCGATGATGAACAAGGTCTACATCCAGATGCTGCGCAGCAAGGGCTTGCTCGGCGGCGGGAGCGGAGGAACGGCTGCGCCAGCGCCAACAGGAGGCCAGGGAGCGCCCTCGGGCGGGCTCCCCACACTTCCGACCCTCGGCGGCGGAGCGGCCCCCAGCGGGGCTCCTAGCGGCGCGGCTGCGCCATCCGGAGGCGCGCCGTCTGGCGCAGCTCCTGCCGGGGCGGCTCCTGCCGGGGCGGCTCCTGCGGGCGGCGTCCCCGACCTCAACCAAGATCCAGCCTACAAGGCGGGCACCAACCTGATCGCGCAGGGCAATCAGCAAAACCTGATCCATCCTGGGCTAGGCGACGATCTCATCACGCAAGGCAAGGCCCAGCAGGAGGCCGCAAAATCGAATTGGGAGAAGCAGGCGGAGATCTCGTCCAAGGGGCAAGAGGCGGTAACCTCGGCGACGACCGAGGCGCAGAAGCCCGTCCTTCAGTCCTATCTGGAGAACAGGGAGAAATTTGAGTCGACCTACGACCAGACCCGCAGCGAAATCTCCGAGCTGTCGAACATCTACCAGCACTTCCAGGCTGGTCGCTCGTCCGAGGCGCAGGCCGAGCTGGCGAGCTGGGCCAACGCCTTCGGCTTCAAGCTGCCGCAGGCGGCGAGCGCCGACGCGGCGATGAAGTCGGCGATTCAGCAGGCCTTCGCTGCGGTCGCCAACTCAGGTCTCCAGAAAGCGCCGCGCGCCGGACTGCGCGAGGCCACGATGATGGTCGCCTCGCCGACCCGCGATCCCGCCGCGCTGCGCAAGATCCTCACCGACCAGCTCGCGACGCTCGACTACCAGCACGACATGTACTCGAACGTCCCCGGCCATAATCTGAACGTCGGCGACGACATGGACACCTTCACCAAGGCGCACAAGTACGGCGACTATCTGGGCAAGGCGCGGAAAGAGGTGCCGATCTTCAAGGGCATCACGCCGGAGACGATGAAGAACGTGACCGGCGAGGATTGGCCCGCGCCGCTCCCGAAGACGGGCGCTCAACCCGGCGAGCGTTATTCGTTGCCTAACGGCAAGATTGTGCGGGCTCAGCCAGACGGCACTTTCCAAGTCGAATACGAGCCATAGCCATGGCAATCGGCGATATCGTTGACGCGGATGGAAACGTCGTAACGCCAGCGGCGCCGCCTCCGCCGACGTCGACTGATGGCGGGCCAACGAGCGACGCCGACAGCAGCGCGGGCGCCTTCGGCTACGGCGTGATCAAGGGCATTCCTGGCGGTTCAAAGATCGCCGCCGCCGGGAACGCGGGCATCGGATGGCTCGCGCGCAAGGCCGACGAATACGGCCTTCTTAATGAGGACCAGAAGAAAGCCGTCGCGGGCCTGCCGCAGGATTACACCTCGGCAAGCGAGGCGCTGGCGACGAAGGGCGGACAGGCGGCCGAGGCGCATCCCTGGCTCTACGCGGGTGGGCAATCTCTCCCCATGATCATGACGCCAGGGGCTGCCACGGCGAAAGGGGCCGCGATCTACGGCGGCGCGCTTGGCGCTGGTGAGGGCGAGAGCGTTGGTGGCTCGCTCGTTAAGGGAACCCTTGGCGCGGCGGGCGGCGCAGGCGGCGCCGCGCTCGCAAACTCGGTTCTTCCCGCAGTCGGAGGCGTCGCGCGCCAGACCATCCTCGATGCGGCGAAGCGGCTCAATGTCACGATGCCGCGCTACTCGGTCGGCCTGCCGATCACTCAAATGGCGGGCAAGCTTGGGTTCAGCATTCCTGGCGCTGCGGCGCCGCTTGAAGAGGGCACGGCGAAATCCATAGAGGGGCTCGGCGATGCCGCCACGCAGGCGGCGGCGGGCGCAACGACGAGAGGCGCTGGCAAGACGGCGAGCACGAGCCTCAAGAATTGGATCGGGCCAACCTCTCAGAACATCGTCGACCAGCGCTACGCCTACGCCAACAGCCTCATGAACCAACGGGTTCAATCGCCGATCTCGAACACCGTCGGTGCGTTCAACCAGATCATGGGGAAACGCGGTGCCTATGGCGAGAAAATGACGGGGCCAGTCGCCAAGCTGATTCAGGACGCGAACAACGTCCCTGGCGGCCTCACTTACAACGCGATGAAGGATCTGCGCACGAGGTTGGGCTCCCTGACGGATAGCTGGGGCCAAGTCGGGCCGAAGGAGCTGGAAGACAACGAGGTCGAGCACCTTTGGGGCGCGCTCTCCGGCGACCTCACCAACGCCGCTAGGCGCGCTGGCGGCCAGGACGCCGTGGACGCGAATAACACTGCGAGCGCCACGTTCAAAGCCATCACCGACAATCGGCAAAGGTTGCAGGAGCTGCTGGGCGGCTCAAAGATGGACGCTCAACCCGAAAACGTGTTCGGGAATATTCAGGCCGCCGCCCAGCCGGGAAAAGCAGGCGACCTCGATCTCTTGCAGCGGGCGCAGCAAGCCGTTCCGGCGAACGACTGGGATCAGATTTCGCGAGGCTTCGTTTCAAACCTGGGGCGAGACCCGACTGATGGCAGCTTTAGCACCGCGAGATTTCTGACCGGCTACTCGAAAATCGACGACAAAGCGAAGGACATATTGTTCAATCAGAACCCCGCGCTGCGTCAGAACCTCGATGATCTGGCGACTGTCTCGCAGCAGTGGAAAAGCCTCGGCCGCTACGCCAATCCAACCCATTCCGGCATGCACGCCGTCGGCCCGGTCGCGATGGTGGAGGGAGCAAGGCATCCCGCAGAAGCCATCACGGCTTTTCTTGGGTTCAAAGCGATGGGCAAATTCCTGGCGAGCCCCGCTGGCTCTGGAGCGGTAACGAATTGGACGCGCGCGGTGGGGAGCGGCAACGCCGAAGCCATCCGCAATGCGGCGGTGCGGACCGCAGCAACCGCAGGGGCGCAGCTCGGCGCGAAGATTGACCCAAAGCCGCTCGCCGCTTGGGCGCTACAGCATTACACGGAGCATGAAGGCGAGGGGGCCGGGGACCAGAGCGGAAACGTGCCTCAATGAACGAGATAATTAAAGAGGCCGCTGGCTAACGAACAGAGGACGATCACGAGGATCACAGTCCTCCATGATATCTGGTCGGGGTCCTGGGGCGGCTTCTCTCTCGGCGAGAAACTGAACGGGTGCGGGAAAATAAGGAACCACATGGCCCTAGTCCCCCAGCTTCGCTTTGACGGCGGTTTCCAAGCTGCCAAACGCCTCCATCAGCAAATCAAACTTGTCGCTCAGCGTGTCCAGTTTCGTGTGCAGGGTTTGCATCTCGCTGCGCATCAGCCGCTGATCCAACTGGATCATCCGCAAATTGCGCTGGATAAATTCTAGGCTTGGTTCTGGCATGATTTCGACTCCTGTAGGCCGCCCAAATATAGCGCTTTTTGCACGAACTGCAAGATCTGGAAATACCGATGGTTAGCACTTTTACACCTAACTTAAGTTTGGAAATTCCCGCTCATGGAGACTACGCCGCGACCGGCTGGGACACCCCTATGGATGGCTCGCTCAATACGCTCGACACGGCGTATGGCGGGCAGTACGTCCTCTCGTGTTCAGGCGGAACGATCGAACTCACCATCGCCCAGGCCGCCAATCCGATCCTCTATCTGACCGGCACGCTGAGCAGCGACCAGTACATCAGCTACCCGCCGATCGGAGGTCGCCGGATCGTCATTCAGGGGATCAACCTCAACGGCCACGCGCTCTATGTGCGCGGCAACAACTTCAACGACCAGATCGGGATTTATTTCTTCACCAGCTTCGGCATCCCCTATCCGATCATCGTCACCCCGAGCCGGGTCTATTGGGATTACGCCGGTTGCCCTCCGGGGACGGTGGCGGATATGCCGACGACCTTTATCCACAACGGCTGGCTGCCGTGCGACGGCCGATATGTGAGTCAGGCCCAGCATGATCTGCTGTACGACATCATCGGCGGGACCTGGGGGGTCAGCGGCGGCTCGTTCAGGGTCCCCGATTATCGCGGCACGGTGACCGCGATGGCGGACCAGATCGGCACGGTTCCTCCCTCGGGGCCTTACGCCCAGAACGAGGGCAACCGGGGCATCCTCAACAGCTGGGGCGTGGTGACCTTCGCGGGCGAGGCCTATCACACGTTGTCGGCGGCCGAGATGCCGTCCCACACCCACGGCGACTATGGCCATGGCCATGCCGCGTCTCAGGACAACCACACCCACGGCTACACCGAGGCGACGAATTTCGCCCTTTATGGCGGGACGTACCCCAGTACTGGCGCTGTCTCTCAAAGCGCTGCAAACACCGGGGGCGCGTCCGCCAGCGGCGTCTATATCGGAACCGGCTACGCTAACCTCGCCCCTGCGGGCAGCTCGGGCGCCCACAACAACATCCAGCCCACAACTTGCACGATGAAAATCATCAAGTGGTAGCCCGCCCGTCATCGATTCGTGCTACCGCCAAGGCGCACAAGGGAGAGGCGAACCCCAAGAAGGAGAAACGCATGGCACGAGGAAAGCAGTTAGTCTGGCTTCAACCAGTTCACTTTGATCACGCGGGGCGCCCTGTCGACCCCGACTATGGCATTGACGAAGGCGCTGAAATCGGCGGCGGGCTTCCCGGCCGTCCCGAGCGTCCCGGCCATTTGCCCGGTCGTCCTGGCCGTCCGGTCGATCCGGGCTGGGGTTGGGGCGGCGGCGAGCATCCGGGCAATCGTCCTCCGGGTTCGTGGGGCGGTTGGGGCGGTCGCGATCCGGGTTATGGCGTAGATGAAGGCGCCGAATCGGGTCAGCTCCCGGTCTACCCGATCGATCCAGAGAGTCCCGATCAGGGCTTGCCGCCGGAGGTTCCTCCCGGTCTTCCAGAGCTGCCTCCGGGCTCCGTCTGGCCGCCGCTGCCTCCGAGCGTCCCTCCGGGCAAGGCGCTCGCGGTGATCTTTATTTCGGGCGTCGGCTCGCGGTGGGCGGTGATCGATGTTCCGGTGCGGCCGGAGCGGCCGACCGATCCTGACTATGGCGTTGGCGAGGAGCACCCCGACCAAAGCCTCCCCGGCGGCCGACCGGGCCGTCCCCCGACCGCAGGCCAACCCCTGCCGCCGACTAGGCCGGGGATTCCGCCGCGTCCGGGCCAAGGCCTGCCGCCAAGCCGTCCGGCTCCAGGCCAGCCGTTGCCGACGCCTCCGGAGCGACAGCCCAAGCGGTAAACAGGCTGAATCGCCGAGGTCTCTAGCGCAGGGGCAATAGGCGGTTGAAGCGGCGGCGGCGCGTTCCTCCCACTGCGCCTCCGCCGCTGATTTTTTTGCATGGACTGCAAGACGGATGTAATTTATTTGTATTCATCGAGTTGTAGAAAGGCTACGATTCGGCATCCAACTCTAGGGGTCTTTCCATGCATAGATTGCTACTGACTACGGCGGTTCTCGCGGCGATCGGCGCGGGTCCGGCCAAGGCGACGTTGAGCATCGAGGTGTTCGACAACGGAACCTTGATCGACAACATCACGGGGATCACGACCGGCGCGGCGAGCCTCACGGCCAACGACGCGAACTTCGCCAACATCACCATCAACGCTCAAGGCTCGCCGATTCTGCCCAAGGCGGACCTCTCCGCCGTGACGCTCGACGCCACTGCGGCGGCGGGATTCAGCGGCTCGCACGAGCTGACGATCGACGTCATCCAAAGCGCCATCACGGGGACAGGGAACACGCTGTCAACTTTCACGGTCAACGGCCTGACCAACGATCCAGGCCCGACGACCGAGCGGACCTTCGCCGATGGCGGGCTGCTCGCCACGCACACGTTCCCAGCCACGCTGCTCGACGGCTCCTTTGGTCCGGTTTCGGCGGCGGCTGGCGCGTTCACCTCGGACGAGGCCCAATTCGCCATCGACTTCACGGCGCCGAGGCAGTCGTTCGGCGGCTCGGTTCAGTTGGTGACCGGCGTTCCGGAGCCCTCGACCTGGGCCATGCTGGTGCTCGGCTTCGGCTTGCTGAGCCTGCTCGGGCTGCACAGGCGCGCCAAGGAGCGTCTCGCGTTCTGAGGTTTTCCTTTCGCGTAGAAGGACATTGGGGCGGCTTTGGCCGCCCCCTTTTTGTTCCTCGAAGAACGAATCGCGAATGGGGACAGCCGCCGTCGATCTGTGGCATAACTGCGGCGGGCTAGCCGGTCGGCAATGGGAGGGAATCCCATGGCCACTCAACTTACGCCGCATTTCACGCTTGAGGAATTTACAGACAGCCAGACGGCGGCCCGCAAAGGCCTCAACAACGTGCCGCCTGCCAGCAGTCAGGAGCGCAAGAACCTCACCCGCACCGCCGAGGTGATGGAGAAGGTTCGCACCTTGCTTGGCGACAAGCCGATTCTGGTCAGTTCCGGCTATCGCAGCCCCCAGGTCAATGCGGCAGTCGGGGGCAGCAAGTCATCCGCGCACATGAGCGCGCTCGCGGTCGACTTCAGCTGCCCTGGTTTCGGCACGCCGCTGAAGATTTGCAAGCATCTCCACTCACACATGAAGGAGCTGGGTATCGACCAGCTCATCCACGAATATGACACTTGGGTGCATCTCGGTCTGACCGCTGGCGAGCCGCGCCATCAAGCCTTGACCATCGACAACAAGGGCACCCGCAGCGGCTTTGCATGAGCGATGAGGACAAAAAAACTTATCGGCAGCTGCTGCTCATCGCCATTTTGTCGATCTTCGGCATCCTGTTCCTGTTCGCGTTTGGCACGCTCTACGCCGAGTGGGCGTGCTTCCAGTTTGTTTTCGTGAGCAAGCCAGTGCCGGAGGGTTGCACCAACGGCTCGATATCGAAGTTTGCCCTGGAGTTCGTCGCGATCGTAGTCGGAGTGCTCGGAGCAATCAGAATCCTGGGACAGTGATATGAGCCTCGGAACCATCCTCCTCATCATTCTGATCGTGATTCTGGTGGGAGGCGTCGGCCCGCGCTTCTATTCCGGCGCGCCCTGGCAACCCGGCTACGGATTCGGCAATGGCGGCATCAGCTTGATCACGATTCTGTTGATCATCGTGATTGTCTTGCTGCTGACAGGAAGGCTCGGGTAGGTAGAGGGGGACCGGCTTTAGGAGAGGCGGTCTCGGGCAGCGGGTCCCCCTCCCTCCGCCCCCTTGGTGCGCTTGAGGGGCGAAGTGTGGGCCGGAGTGTGGGCTCCGGCCAACGCCGTCAATTTAGGCAGATTTTGCACAACGTGCAAATGCTTTTAGGTGAACGCCTGGGCTTTCGTCACAAATGGTCGTAGGCAAACGCGCCAACGCGGCAACGGTTGCTGTCGTCCTTTCGTTCAGGCCCAAACAGGCGGCCCATATAGTCCGACCGGCTCATCGGAGCCTCTTGAATCAGCTCCCAGACGTCGTTTCCGTGGTCGACCAGCTCGAACGGCATGGCGTATCTCTCCAGGCGTCTTCTCAGCCTCGTTGTCTCCTGCCGAGACTGGGACAGTGACCACCTTTCGCCGAATCCGGGTCCGTACTCGCTGGTGAATTGGAACGCTTCCGCTAGGTCTTGATGGCTGAATTTTGGCATGGTTCGACTCCGTTTGTAGGCGGTTCATGACAGCGCGATGAGCTGGTCCGCGATGGCGTAGGCCGTGTCCGTGTCCCGCGTCGTCCAGTCCGTGACCGGGTTCTGGCCGCGCCGCACGATCGCTAGCGAGACTGCGAGAATGGCGTCGCGCCGCGCCTCGGAGCGCTTGACAGCATTGCCGTTGGCGACGGCGGCGATTCCGTGATCGGCGTCGGCCAGGATCTCTTTCTCGGAGGGCGGGATGGCCCCGAGCATGCGCTTGAAGGCGGGGGTTTCGCGCAGTGGCGCGCTCACTGGGATGCCGACGCCGGGGCGAATGGCTTGTCCTTCGTGATCAGCGAAGTGGTTCGACTCGTCACTCATTTGAGTTGCTCCTTTAGTAAATCGAGCCCCTTGGCCCGATCAGGGTCTTCCAGGCGCGGCTCGTCGAGGTTCCACCTCGGCGGCAGCTTGGTGATCTCGACGGTCCAGTCGTGGCTTTGCTCATCGGCGCGATGCCGGAGCGGCTGCGGCGCATAGGCGGTGAAGCACGGTTGGGGCCACGGGTATTTCCAGATGGCGTGCTTGCGGCATGCGGCGGCCGAATCGGTCGCCAGTGTGATGGCGATCACAGCCAGGGCGGCCCGTCTCATGCGCCACTCAGAGCATCGAGGATTTGGCCGAACGAATGATTGCCCTCTTGAACATTGCCTTGGCGCTTCTCAAGCCACTCGCCGTTTTCCATCATGTACGGCGGGATCAGCACGAAGTCCCCGCTGTCGTTGCTGTAGCGGACGAGGCCGACGAATCCGTCGCGCCGGATCAGCCATGCCCGCAGCGCGGGGTCTCGGTGGGCGTCAGGGTATTTCGGATCGCACCAGATCTGGATGCAGGGGATTCGGACCTCGCCGAGCTTGGGGTCCTGTGCAGTCACGTAATCGGGCATGATATCCAAAACGTAATGAGCGCGATCCGGGCGGCGCAGCTCCGCCGCGTCATCACCCTGAAGCCAGACGCAATTCCAGTAGCCGCACTCCCACGGGAACCCTTTCTGGGGCTTGTGGTAGACGGCGCACCCCTTCCCGTGCCGCTGATGCTGGCACCGCGTGTTCGCGGGCTTGTTGATTCCTTTGACGGGCAATAATTTACAGCACAATTGACAGTCGCCGCACTCGCGCCTCATCGGCTTACCCCCCATCCCCAGCAACGATCGCGCCCCTTCGCGTACATGTCGGCGACGTTCTCGGCATGAGTACTTTCGACCAGATGGCCGGGATTGACGCACGGCGGATAGTCACAGGAGTGCCGCAAGTAATCAGTCCACCGCCCGGTCGCGAGCATGAAGGCGATGCGAGAGGCGTGATAAGCTTTCGTTCCAGCCCGGAAGAATGGATATCTGTCGGGCTTGCAGCCCATCCACGGCCAGCATTCGTCTGGCCCCCGAATATCGACATGCGCCCAAAAACGCTGCGCAAGCGACCACTTCGCTCGTCCACTCATTCGACTCTTCCCCCGAGGGGCCGTAGGCGGCCCGGTTGGTTTTACTCCTCGAACAGGCGGTTGAGGTTGAGGATCTCATGGCGCCCAGGCGCGCAGTTGCAGATGAACTCGTCCATTTGCCGCATGGCGTTCTCCAGGCTCTGCGTCAGCGGCACGATCGTCGGCGCTGGCAGCGGCAGCATGGCGCGCGCTGGCAGCGGCAGCATGACGCTTTGGGCGAGGAGCGGCCCCAAGACTTCGCGCTCGGCGCGCTGGAACGCCTGCGCCTCGATCAGGTCGCGTTGGAGCTGAAGGCGCGCGGCCTGTTCCTCCGCGAATCTGCGAAGGACCATGCGCAGCTGGGCGTCGCTTTGGTCGCGATCGGCGCGAGCTGCGTCGCGGGCCGCTTCGCAAAGGCGCAGCTTCTCCTTCAGCTCGGCGTTTCGCTCTTTGAGCGCGAGCAGAGCGACGGTCCCGTTCGGCTTCGGCTCTTTCAGCCGCGCCGCGATAGCGCCCGGTAGGAGCGCAAGTACCCAGCTCATCATTGTGGCTCTCCCTGTCCTTCAAACATATCCATCGTCGGGGCGATGATGAACTTGGATTTCACCCCGAGTGTATCGAACTCTTCCCAGTCGAGCTGCATGAAAGCGTCGGCCGAGGGCTTGCCGCGCGCCTGGGGAAGGATCGCATAGGCCCGGACCCACGAGGTCCTGACCGTGTCGACCACGAGGATGCACCGGAACCAATTGGCGGGTCCGTCCTCATTGACTTGGATTAGGTCACCTTCCGCGACCGTTTTCATTGGATTGACTCGATCCAGTGGATGACCGCAGGCGAATCATCGTTCATCGCGTGCATTGTACCGGCCAGGACAAAGGCGTGGTGGACCTTCATGTCCTGCCGCCGGTTGATCTCGACGCCCATCAGGCTGACCGCGTGCTGGAGATCCCCGGCGCGGGCCAGCTCCAGCGCGCGCTTCTTCAGATCGGCGAGCCATTCTTCCTTCGTCATCAGGTCGCCACCTTGTCGGCGACGCCGCGCCATGCCTTGAGCTGGGCCAGGGAGATCTTCGCCATTTCATCGGGCGGCAATTCGTTCACCCAGCGCTCCAGCTCCGGCCTACCTCTTTTGGCCATGTCTGCGCCGCGCTGCTCGACCGGCGGCGTCAGGAGATCGCGGGGAGTACCACCGGGAGCTGGTGCGGGGGTTTGCGAGACTCCCGGTGGCGCTGGCGAGCTGGGTTCTAGTGCGGTAGTCGCCAGCTCGGGCTGCGCGGCGGTCGGCTGCGAGCCCCTGTCCGCCGCGCCATCCGGAGCGGCGGGGATCACCGCTCGGGATTCGAGATGTTGCGCGGCCCCCTCGTCCCCGGCGCCTACTCCGGAGATGTCATGGGGGGCCGCGCGTTCCTGCGATGGGGGAGTCGACACCCCTTCAGCAGAACCAAATTCGCCAGTCTCAGGATCGACTCCGACGAGAAGCTCTAGGCGGTCATCGAGCACGCTGGGCGCTTGAATGCGGTCCGCGCGCTCTCTGTCCACATCATATAGGTCATCATCGCGAGAGAGCAAAGCCAGGATGTCCGTGGACATCGGCAGCTGCTTGGCGTGCCGCCGCGCGATCGTCTTCTTCGCCATCTCAGCGAACGATTTCCTCCAGGCTGGCGAGAACTCGCCCTTCTTGTTCTTCCGCGCATAGCTATCGCGCACCAGCTCGACCTCGGCCCGCGTCATGACGTCGCGCGACTTGTCGCCGCCTTTGATCTTCGCGACCGAATAGACGTGGGTCAGCTGTCCGTGGTCGAGATGTTTGCGCAGCCGCCGGTTGTAATCCTCATCGGCTTCGCCGTCGGCGCGCGGCAGCTCCGGCGCATCGTAGGGCTTGTGCTTGATGAACGGATCGTCGCCCAGCTCGTAGTCGAAGCGATCCTTTTGGAAGACCGCCGTCACGTCCCAGCTGGTCACCTCGCCACTCCGGCGGACCTTCTTTCGGATGCCCGCGATCATCGGCATCCATGTGACCTTGCCCTCGAATGGGACCAGGGCGCCGTCGATTCCGTCCGGCACGAGACCGTCGCTCGCGGCGCGCATGGCCGCGTTCATTAAAGACCGCCTTTCACAAGCGAGGAGGTCCGGATTTATGTTAATGGCCGTCATCACCACTCGGATGAACCGCTTGGGATCGACGCCGGTCCCGGTCAGCGCGGCCTCGAACTGAGGCAACCTGTGGCCAAGGTCTTGCGCGATCGTGAGATCCCTCGACTCAGTCGCCATCATCGGCCCCTTTCACGGTCACTTGCGGATATTGCGTGGCCTTCACTTGGTAGGCTTTCTTTTTAACCACTCTGACCGTCACCAAGCGCGCGCCGCTGCGCGCGGCCGGAGCATTGCCGAGCTTCTGGATGATCCGGGCGTCGAGAATCTTGCGCTCCTCGGCCGCGTTGGTGCCCGCCTTCTCGACTTGCTTGAACTGCGCGCGCTCGGCCAGGATCTCGCGGAACTCGGCGTCGTCAGTGAGGTCGATGATCGGCCCGGAGCCTTCCGCGTACAGGTCGAAGATCACTTTGCGGTCGCGGCCGAAGTCCGGGTCATAGGGCTCGTCGGCCTGCACCCGGCGCCAGAACTCGCCGGTCAGATCCTCGATCTTGTGGATCAGGTGAGGCTTGAGCGGGATGTCGATGTAGGCGATCTCGATGCCGCCGTCCCCGAGCTTCATCGCCGCCACGCCAGCCCATGACGCCCCGATCAGATAGGCCTCGACGCTGGCCTGGACGGCCACCCAGGTGGGCACCGCGATGTTCCCGTGTTCGTCATGCCAGCGGCGCTTGAACGCGAACTGGCCGACGGTTTTGATCTGTACCGTCCCTCGGCCGTAGTCGGCAGGCCGGGTGGCGTAGACGTCGGGCGTGGCGCCGATCCTCGTCGAATCGTCCCAGTAATAGACGTTGGCTGGGCTAAGGTGCCAGTCGGGATAGTCCTCCTTGAGGATCTCGATGACGACCGGCTCGAACTTGCGCCCGCGCTGGAGGATCGGGCTGTCCTCCTGATCGGGGAGCTTGCCGCTCTTGAGCGCCCAGAGCTTAAACGGGCTCAGATATGGGTGGATGTCGGGTCCGAATAGCGCGGCGGCCTCAGAGGCGTTGACGTTGAGGCGGCGGCGCGCAAGCCATTGCTCGCGACTTCCGATTGGCGCGGAATGGATCACTGCGCGTCCCTCCTGTTCGCGCGCTGTTCCTCCGCCGTCGCCCAGCGAACGTTCCCTGGCTCGTAATTCCCGCTTGGATTAGGCCAACGATCAAGCGAATGCGTAGGTGACGGCGCGCGGCCGAGGGCCGCGAGGAAGTTGCCGTACTCGCGCCAGCGTTCGCAGACTGTGATTCCGCAACCGCCATAGAGGTCATATTTCGCGTTTTTTGGGTTGCCGCATCGCTGCCACATCGACTGCCACGCCTTATATTCCTTCGTGGGCGGCCAGCTTTCCCCATGCTTTCGGTTTGTTTCTCCAGCGCGGATTGCTCTCGCCGTTGACAGCTCTCTGTTTAAACATCCGCATGATCGTGTGGCTCCGGATGCCAAAGCATCCCGCCGCGTCTCTTTTTGCCCGCCGCAGTCACAGCGGCAAACCGCGAGAATGCGCCTTCCGTCGCTCCGAAGCCCAATGACTTGGAGCCTTCCGAATTGTCGCCCGATCATTCTGCCTTCACCGCGCGGGTCTTTTGGTTGACGAGATATTTCCGGACCGCCGACCGATGCCCTATTTCCGCATCGTCCCAAGAGCTGTAGCGCTCTTGGCAGAGGGTCTCGGGGACTGGCTGCGGACCGTTGCCGAGGTCCATCATTCGGCCCTCGTGGACGAATGCCATGGTCTCAAAGAGAAGCGGCGGGCCGCGCCAATGCTGATGATCGAGGCCAAGGAAGACCGTCGAGACCCACTTGGTCTCATTGCCGGTCCACCAGAGGCTCCGATGCTCGACCTTCTCCTCCAGCCATCTGCCCCATTTGTGCAGGCTGTAGCAGGGGACCGGCGTATGCCCGTCCTCGCCGCCGAGGATGTACTGGCCGAGCCATTCCAGATCCGGAAAGTCATCCAGCATGCGCTTTTTGCGCTTCCGCATAGGTCAAGCTCCAGAGGCCACCGTCCTGCCGGACGATCTTGCCCGCTTTCTGCCACTTGCTGATCAAGCTGTTCAGCGACGATTCGGAGAGCCCGCCCGTCGCGAGGGCCGTCCTTAGATCGCTCCAGCGTTTCGGCCCCGTCTTCAGCGCCGCCTCGACCAACTCGGCGCGCATGTTTGGCTTGCTGTAGCGGCTCCGCGCCGCCCTTTGGGCGAGGAGCGTCTCGCGGTGAACGCCGCCGACTTGCGAGTGGTCTTTCGGCCTCTCCGGCGCCTTGTAGAGGTTCCTGTCGATCATCCTCCGCGTGGCTGCGTAGGCCGCATTTTGCGGCGTCTCCGGCTGCGACGCAGGCCAGACCTTCAGCTCGGGGTCATAGCCCAGCTCGCCACCGAAGGCGGCCTCGATGACGGCTGGCAGACGATCGCTATCGACCAAAACTTGAATGCGATATCTCATGTTTTCGACTCCTGCGGGGGACGACCCTGACTGGGGCCGCCCCCCGACCTCCCGTGGACCGATCGGCGGTTGGCGCGCGCCTTAGCGGCCTACTTCGCTTGCCGTTCCCGACGACAGCGCTCGAATCGGCCGAACCGCTGATCGATGGGCGACTCAATCTTGCACGATCTGCAAGATGAGAAGCAAGTGGGAATTTGCATCGACCGCAACTCGCGCTATCGTAGGCGGATGCGCTTGAGCGAATATCTAGCTAGCCACGAAATGAATCCCGAGCAATTCGCGGCGAAGGTGGGCGTCCATCCAACCACGATCTATCGACTGCTCTCGGGCGCGACGATCCCCAAGCGCCAAAACCTCATTAAAATCATTGAGGCGACCGAGGGCGAAGTCGACATTAGCGATCTGATGTTTGCTGTCTCCTCCCAGTCGAAACCCGATGCCAAGGAGGCAGTATGACCGAGCGACCGAATGGGCCGACGCAAGAGGAAACCGAAAACGTCGTCCACGCCATCGAAGGCTACATGGCCGATCTGAGGGCCGAAAAATCCCTCTATATGAACCGCTGCAAACCCCTTCATGAAGCCATCAAGGACACCATCGAAGACGCCGTCAAAACCAAGGGTTTCGACAAAAAAGCGTTGAAGGTGGGCGTGAAGCAGCGCGAATATGTGCGCAAGATGGAGCTGCTCGAAAACGAGCTGGACGAGGTCACCCAGACGGCCCTCGACAGGCTCCAGCTCCACCTCGGGACGTTCGCCGATTCCCCGCTCGGCAAGGCCGCCATGGATGCGGCCAGGACGGCTAGCGCGCCGCGCCCGCGCAAGAAGCGGCGCGATCCCATCGATGAGCTGGTGCGCGAGGAAGATCCGGCGCCCGAAGAAGATGCCGCCGCCGCCGAATAAGGCGGCCGACCATGCCCAAGATCCTCGCCATCGATGCGGCAACGCAGTGCGGCCTCGCTTCCGGCGAGGCGGGGGAGAAGCCACGACTCGAAACTGTTCACTTTGGGGATATCGGGGACAACCAGCTGGAGGTGGGCGCTCGGGCCTTGAGATGGATCGCCCATCGGCTGACTGATGATCGCCCGGACGAAATCTGGATGGAGGAGCCGATGGCGTTTGGGGGGAAGGAAGGCCAATCGAGCGCCGCGTCCCGCGTGCGGCTTAACGGCCTTTACATGATCATTGGCTCTGCCGCGCGCCTCAAGGGCGTGCCGGTGCACCCCGTCAGGATCACGACCGCCCGCAAGGGGTTTTTGGGCCATGGCGGGCTCAAGCGCGACGTCGCCAAGCGGCGCTCGCGCGCGATGTGCCGGTTGCTCGGCTGGAATCCGCAGAACGACGATGAGGCGGACGCGGGCTGCCTGTTCTGGTTCGCCAGCCTCGCCCACGGCCAAGCGCCGCTGATCTCCAAGCTTATGCACAAACAATGCGTCGAGGTCGTTCCGTTCCGGAGGCGGGCCGCATGACCGACGCGCCCGTCATCGACGCCAAGGACGAGAAGCGCGAGCGCATGCTCTGCTTCATCCGCGATGTGCTCATCGAGCGCGCCTATGGGCTGCGCACCGGCTTTGAGGCCAATTCCTTCCTGTACTGCCAGAGCAAGGAGGGCAAGGAGCACCTCAAGCGCCTGATCGCCATGGAGGCGGCGGCGGACGTATTCACGCACATTGTCGGCGCATGGCAGAACGTCGATGAGAAGCACCCGCGCCCAGAGTGGGTGAGGACGATCGCCAAGCAGGCGATGGCGACATTTACCTCGGCGTTCCAGTGAGGATGCTGCGACGAACCAGACGTTGAATTTAGCGCCCAATTCGGAAGGCGGACCGAGCGAATGGCGCGTGCAAGTCGAGCAGAATGGGAGAATTGGATCGCGGTCGCCCGCACGCGGGACATCCACGACGTCGCGGTCGAGCATGGCGCCCACCTCAAAAGAGAGGGCCATGAGTGGATCGGCCCCTGCCCGATCTGCGGCGGCCGAGACCGCTTCGCCGTAAACCAACAGAAGCGCATCTTTAACTGCCGAGGCTCGGGCGAAGGCTCGTATGGCGCGGGCGACGCCATCAATCTCGTGATGCACGTCATCGGCTGTGACTTCATCGAGGCGGTAGAGCGAATCACCGGCACGCCGCGCCCGGACCGGACCCGCGATGAGAGCGCCGAAGAGCGGAAGAAGCGGGAGCAACGGCACGCCGCGCTGGCGACCGAATATGCCAAGCGCGAGGCGGACGAGCGGGCCGCCCTGGAGGCCAAGGCGGCGGCGGACGAGGCCAAGGTCTCCGACATCATCAAGCGCGCCAAGCCGCTCGATGGGACAACCCACGCCGATCGCTACATGCGCGAAACACGCGGGCTGACCCCGCCGCGCTGGCTCACGGGCGACTTACGATTCGTGACCGCTCTCGATTACTGGGGCGCCGGGGACAATGGCTCGAACGAGCCGGTCCTCCTCGCCAGCGTCCCCGCGCTGATCGCGATTATCCGCGACGCGCTGGGCGAGGTCATCGGCATCTCGCAGACCTACCTCGACCCCAACGAGCCCCGAAAATGGCAACCCACCGGGAGCCCGCGAAACAGCCCGAAGAAGATCCGGGGCAAGAAGCACGGCGGCATGATCCGCCTGGGGCGGCCTGCCGAGACGATCGCGATAGCGGAGGGCTGGGAGAACGCCCTGGCTTGGCACCAGCTCGGGCTTGGGCCTGAAGAGGTCATGCTGGCGGCGGCGGTCGACCTGGGCAACCTAGCGGGGCGCGCCACCGGCAACATTGCCCACAAGACCCTCGTCGACCCGGAAGGGCGCCCCAGGCGCATGCCCAACGGCCTGCCGGACCCAAAGGCTCCAGGCCTCATCCTGCCGCAGGGCATCCGCTCCGTCATCATCATCGCGGACACCGACTCGGAGAGCTACGCCACGGCAGGCGTTCTCGCGGTCGCGGTGCGTCGTTTCAAGGCGCAGGAACTCAACGTCGAGATTAGCTGGCCGCCGACCGGCAAAGACTACAACCAGCTCTTGCTGGAGGAGGGCCGTTGATGCGACTTGCACGAACTGCAAATGCCGGGGTAGGCTCATGACCGCTTTTCCGGCGATTCTTGAGCACCCGGTAGGCATCGAATCCGGTGATGACTTCCTCAACCGCATCGCCTGGATCTTCGACCAGCCGGTGAAGAGCAAGTTTGGAGCCCTCTACTTGGACGAACTCGACAATCCCGGCCCGGAGCACAACTGGTTGGTGCAGGGTTGGCTCGCCGCCAACGAGGTCAGCGTCCTCGCCGGGGCCTCACGCTCGGGCAAGTCATTTCTCGCGCTCGAAACCGGGCTGTGCGTCGCGGAGGCGCGCCCGCTCTTCGGGCTCAAGGTCAAGCACGGCTCAGTGGTCTATCAGGCAGGCGAGGGGGCGACGGGAGTCAAAAAACGCCTGCGCGCATGGCGCCAACATCACGGCAGGGTCTGGACCCGCGAGACGCCGTTCGTCCTCCTCCAGCGGCCAATCGACATCTATCATTCGACCGAAGAGGTCGACTCGCTGATCGCCGAGATCCTGGCCCACGCCAAAGTGTTCGAGGACCCTTTGAGGCTCGTGGTTATCGACACGCTCGCGACCGCAACGCCTGGAGCCGATGAAAACTCGGGCCGCGACATGTCGACCGTTCTCGGGAACGTCGCGCGCATCAGCGATAAGTGCGGCTGCCACGTCATGCTCGTGCATCACCTCAATGCGGCGGGCGGAAAGTTACGTGGCCACACCTCGGTCTACGCCAACGTCGGCCAAGTGATGCTGGTGGAGAGAGACGAGGAGACCGGAATCAGGACCGTCAAGCTCGACAAGCAAAAGGATGACGAAGACGGGCGGACGATGAAATTCGAGCTGATGCAAGTGGTGATCGGCGTCGATGAGGACGGCGAGAAGATCACGAGCTGCATCTGTCTGCCGGTGGGCGAGAAGGACGCCGTGCGCCGCGAGGAGGAGCTGAAGGGCTTCCGCCTCAACAAAACTCAAGAGCTGTTTATGGCGTCGTTTTTTGACGCGGAGCGCCGATATGGCACGCCGGTTCCGCGAGAGGTCTCCTTGGCCGCCTCTGTCCGTTCTCTCGCCCCGTGGGAGGATGTGAAACGTCTCTTTGCCGACAAGAGCCCGTCCGACGCCCTGACTCCGGACCAGCAAACGACGGCGGAGGCGGAGATCGCTGATCGGCGCTGGCGCGAGACAATGAAGAAGCGGATTCAAAGAATGCGCGAGGATTTGGAAGCGCTCGGCATCCTGGGCGTCGTCCGCCACGACGGGAAGACGTTCGTGTACTTCACCGGCAAACCTTTGCGTGCGTTTCCGGACACGCAACCCCGCCCAAAGCCCGAGAGCGAAGATTCGGAGCCTATAGCTGACGTGGATTTTTGACATGGCCAAAAAACTGGTTCCGGAGCGCATCCCGCAAGCCGAAGAGGTGCAGTGGTGGGGCCTCTGCCCTTGCGGCTGCGGCTCGTACAACGCCGTGCTCCTCGACAAGCATGAGAAACCAATGGCGGTATTCGGCTGGGACCGCGAGGGTTGGGTTTCGTTCCTCGCGGGCGTGATGCGCCAGATCGACGGCGAGACGAACGACGGCGCCGTCTGTGAACACCATACGGCGCATTAGCCATGGAAGAGTGGGACAACCGTCGTTTCAAGCAGGGCGCCTGCCTGCATTGCGGCAAGGAGCTGGATGGCATCTCCGGGCCGAAAGGGCACGACCCGCAGAAGGGCTCCATCATGGTCTGCGGCTATTGCTCCTACGTCATGGAATGGGGCGGCGAGGGTTTCGCCGAGTTGTCGGAAGCGGCGATGAAGGAGCTGGAGACTGAGCCGGACCTTAAGCAGGCGCTCGCCCGCACCCGCGCTTTCCGTGCCGCCCTCAAGGGGGAGGTGAAGGTTCTGGTCCTTGAGGAACTGCCGCCGGAGATCTGCCAGGACTGCGGCAAGCTCAAAGAGCTGCGCCCCTACGGCAAGAAACAGGCGAACGGCGTGCGCCAGTGGGTCTGCAAGGCGTGCGCCGAGAAGGACCCAGCCGAAATGGAACGCGCGTTCGAGGAACGAATGGAAGGGAAGAACCCGGTATGACCATCGGCCCCGGCAGATACGACGACCAAGCCACGATGGTTCAAAAAGCGACCAACGCCTCGGGCGTGATCGTGATCGTGATCGGCGGCGACAAGGGCGAAGGGTTCGCGTGTCAAACGACGCTTCCCGTCCTGCTCAACTTGCCCGCGATGCTGAGATCGATCGCCGATCAAATCGAGGCTGACATACCAGGGACCCCGCAACAATGAACGAGACCCAAAAGCAGGCCCACCCGTTCCCGCGCAGCGTCGAGGCGTTCGAGGAGATCCTCAAGCGCGCGCACGACGCGAAGATCGCCGCCTTCGCCGTCATCACCGTGGACCCGAACGGAATCGTTGGGTGGCGTTGGCATTTCGGCAACCGGCCGCAAACGGACCTGATCGGCGGCATCCGGTGCATGGATCATACGATTGTCACCAAGGCGATGGAGCCGCTTCAGCCGCAGCCGCAGCCGCAGCAGCCGCAGCCGGAGCCGAGCATGCCGGAGCCGCCTATCGGCACCCGACAGTGAGGACGCCTCACGACGAGAAGTTGAAGGCGACGATCGACCATTGCCAATGCTCGATCGATGAGATCGAGGCCTACATCAATGATCTGCGGAGTCGGCATGGAACGGTGGAAGCTCAAGCGCACAAGACAGTGCGAAAAGTGCCCTTGGCGAAAGGCGACAAACCCGCACGAGATCCCAAACGGGTACACCGTCGAGAGGCATAAGGCGCTCGCGCAGACGATCGCGATTGAGGGCGACCTGGGGCCGTTCCTGCGCGGGGAACCGATGCCGGTGATGGCGTGCCACGAGACCCAGGACGGCCATTGCATCGGCTGGCTTGTCCATCAGGCCGGACCCGGCAACAACCTCCACCTCCGCATCTCGCTGATGTTCTGCGACAACGCCAAGGCGATCCGGCTGCGCGGCCCCCAGCATGAGACGTTCGAGGACACGCTGCCATGACGACGCTTAGGGAGCACTGGGAGCGCAAGGATCATTTCACCTGTCCCAGGTGCGGCGCGAAAAGTTGGAACCTGAACGACATCCGCGAGCGCTATTGCGGGCGCTGCCATACATTCGATGACAACGTCCAGGCGCTCTACGAGCGGGAGCGCGCTCGCTTCCGCCGCCATCAGGAGGCCCAGAGAAGGCCGCCCGCGCCCTCGGACAGCGATCCGCCCTCTCCGTTCACATTCACGCCCTATGAGCCGCCAGCGGCCTCCTCTGAGGCTCCAACGGCACCCATGGACCCGCCCTCGACCATCGATCCCGGCGGCGGCTCCTCCGGCGGCGGCGGCGCGTCCGGGGACTTCTGACGCTTCGCCTGGAGCCGCGCCAGCTCCGCCTCGACCTCCGCTCGATCGCAGCTCGCGAAGAAAACCCCTAGCCCCTCGACGACGGCCCAGACCTTGCCAAAGGGCGCGATATGCAGCGGGCGGCTAGCGGCCGGATTCGGCCCTGGCGGCATCACTTCCGGTTTCTTCCCGCGTTTTGAGGCGGCCATGGGCAAGCGTTCCACGTTCGAGAGGGTTCCGCGAGATCTCTACAATACGCCCACCGCAGCCGTCAGGCCGCTCTTGCGCTGGCTCAAGCGCGGGACTTGGTTCATTGACCCCTGCTACGGCGAAGGGGCGCTAGCGGGCGCCCTAGAGGCTTCTGGGCATCGAAACGTCGGCGCGTTCGATCTGCCGACTGACGCGCGCTTTCACTCCTATCGCCTCCATTTGGCGCCTGGAGTGATCTTCATCACGAATCCTCCCTCATGGGGCCGCCCGAAAGAGCTGCATCCTCTGATCGAAAACTTGTCCGATCAGGCGCCGACGTGGCTCTTGATGAGCGCCGATTGGCTATTCAACAAGTCGTCCGGCCCCATCATCGCCAAGCGGTTGCGCCGAGTCGTCGCTGTCGGTCGCGTGCGGTGGATTCCGGACTCGCCCCATGTCGGTAAGGACAACGCGGCTTGGCTCCTGTTTTACAAGGACGGGCGCCGCGCCACGTTCATCGGGCGCTAGCCCTCCTGCGGCGGATATGGCTCCGCCCGCGCATGCTGCACCTTCCAGGCCGCGCGCAGCGCGCTCAATGCGCCCAGCTCAAGCCCATTCACAAACGCCTCGATCGTCTCGGGCGTCGTCTCGGTATCCTGTTTCCGCGCCGCGAGCGCGCGCGCATAGCAGGCGTCACGCAGCGACGGCGGACGCAGCGCGGTTACGTCGCCGGGGTGCCCGTCGCGGAACATCGCATCGTGAAGCCTGAACCAAGTGTCGATAATCTCATTGCTCATGCAGCCTCCTGTCTTCGTCAGGAACGAGCGGGCCGTGCGGCAGCGCCCAACGAGGGTCATGCATGAGCACCTTGCGCACTTTGTAGGGCAGCCGCTCGCGGACGTTCACGCGTTGGAAGTCTGGGAGGCCGCGCGCGACGGCATGCCGCAGCATCTCCATTTCATTGTCGGTGAGCCGCAGGCGCCAGCCTCGGCGCATCTTAGTAACTTGCATCATTTTACGAGTCCTCAAGATTTAGCTGGACGGTCGAGCCGTCTCGAAAACGGAGCACGCCGTCCGCGAACCATGACCGCAGAAGAATCCCGGCGGTCATGCGCTTGGTCCCGTTGTTCCCGTCCTTGGGGATCGTGTCGGGCGGGCAGTCGAGCGAGTCGATCAGCGCGACGAATCGCTCGAACGAGAACTCGCCGTCCTGGCCGCGCGACCGCTCGGTAAGGAATCGGTCGTAGGCGTCCCCGCTATGTTTTGGGTAGACGCGGCGCCTAATCCTGCTCATCGGGCGCCTCGCCAGCGTGACAGATGACCTTGGTCACCCGCGCGTCAGACAGCGGATGCTCCTCGGTCACCCATTGCTCGGGATAGTCGCGCATATGGGCCAGCGCTTTGCGTTGAGCCTCGGCGATGCCCTCCGCGACAACCGTGAGTGTGAGGTGTTGGACCGGAACCCGCTCCAGATCGATCGTGTAGCGCTGCCTCAATTCGCCCTCCCGCGATCGTCCATCAGGAGGTTGTCGAAGATCCCCGACGAGATCAGGTCCTCGGGACCGTCCAGGCGCCGCAGCTCGCGCGTGCGCCCTTGATGGTCGCGGATGATCTCCCAGTGCCGGTAAATGTGCTTGCCGTCGCGATCGGCGGCCATGGCGACAACCGCCTCTTTGCGATCGGCGCGCTCGCTCGGCGGCGGTCCGGTGTATTCCTTGGCCGCCTCCAAGACAGAAATCACGCTGTACCAAGCCTCAGTCAGGAGGCTGTAGGCGGTCGCGTTTTGCTCGCGCATCCGCCTCCGCATAAATTCGACCGTCATACGCTTTTGGTTGTTATTCGCCCATGGCGTGGCGGTGACCTCGACCTTGCCCTCCGACTGGACGAGCCATATCGGCATCAGCTCTTCGCGCGTGCCAATCAGGACGCGCCGCGCCTGATCCTCGGCAAGCTTGAGCATCTGTTCTAGGTCCATTGGTCAGCCCTCCGCCACGACGACGAAATTCCAATCGGAGGGTTGGGTCTTGCCGCCGACAACCGGATTGATCGACCGCTTGGCCGCACTGGTCGCGTGACCTTTGGTCTTGTAAGGCCCCCAGTGCATGACGTCTGGCTTGCGCCCCCACTCCCAGCCCTTGGGCGTTTGGCGAAGGTAGATTGTCCATCGTGCAGTCATTGCTTCAGCCCTCCGATCCGCGCTCTTCGACGTCATCGTCGTGGGTCACGCGGATCGCGAACATATTGAAGCGCGGCGGAGTCTCCTCCTTCGTCTCCCAATATTCGCGTAGCTCGCCCAACGTCCGCTCGATGCCCAGGAGGGCATGCCCAAGGGCCGCCCAATCGTCCTGGGTGATGTGGTGTACGGCGTTCACCGAAAACCCCGCCACCGCCTTCGCACGCGCGATGGCGCCGTCTTTTGTGATGTCCATTGGTTCGACTCTCTCTACCGGGCGGATTGCCCGCGACCGCGCCCCGAAACGTCGAGGCGCGCGCGCTGGCCTTCAGCCTTTGATGGTCGCCAGCAAATCGGCCGGGAGCTGCCGCCCATACTTGATGCAGAGGCGCCGCCCGTGATCGGCCTGACGCGGCGAAAGGAACGGCGCCGCCGCAAGGCTCTTGCCAAACGTGCTGTCCAGCTTGTTGAACCCGTGATCGTCGAGCGCCTGGGCGCCGTCGCATAGGCCCGCAATCACCTTCAGACCAGCGTGGACCGCCTCCACGACCTCCGGGGCTAGGCTGGGAGCCGGAGCGGCCGGACGCGGCTCCACGAGGCTCTCTGGGGCTTTGGGAGCCGGTGGCGTCACCAACTCGGCGAGCGCGACGAGCGCGGCCCCCGGCTTGTCGAGCGCCTTGTCGGCAATGGCCGCCTTATCGACATTGACTTGCGCAATGTGCGCATCCAACGAACCGTCGAGCACCACGTATTGGATGAGCACCGACTCGCGCTGCCCGATGCGGTGCGCCCTGTCCTCGGCCTGCTGATTCCAGCCAGGAGTCCAGTCCTGCTCCGCGAACAGAACGTGAGTCGCCGCCGTCAGAGTAATGCCTACGCCTGCCGCCTTGATCGAACCGACAAACACGCGGCAGCTCGGATCAGTCTGGAAGCGATCGACCGCCGACTGTTTGTCGTCAGCGCTATCGCCGCCCATAAGCTTGACGGCGCCGACGTCGGAAAACTCTTTCGCCAGGGCTTCGACCACATCCCGGTGGTGGGCGAAAACAATGATCTTGCCCTCGCTGCCGTCCAGGGCATCGCGAACGTGCTCGATGACCTGGGGAAGCTTGGCCAGGGCGATCTCGTGCCGGAGCGCGCTCATCTCCTCGAAAGCGGCCCCAGAGGCGTCCTCCAGGGCGGCTACAGCCGCCTCGAACGCCTTGGGGTCCTCTGAGGCCTTCGACGCCTGGAGGGCTTCCTTGGCCTTGCTGACGCGATCGGCGAGGGCGTTCTGCCGCTCGATCAGGGCGCGCGCCTTTTTCGACGGCTCAAGCACGATCACCTGTCGGCGCTTGGGCGGTAGCTCGGTGAGAACCTCGCTCTTGAGGCGGCGAATCATGAACGCCGCGCGAAGCTTGCTATTCAGCTCGGCGAGGTTCGATGCGCCGTCGATATCCCAACCGTGCCGGGTCTGGTGACCAGCGCAATAGCGAGTGTGGAACGCCCTCCAATTGGCACCCAGCCCTTGCCGGTCCAGCGCGTGGACAATCGTCCACAGTTCTTTTGGCCGGTTCAGGATGGGCGTGCCGGTCAAAAACAGGCGGCGCGCGGCGCGAACCGGCGCGACCTTCCACGCCTTCGTCTCAGCGTCCCACTTGCCGAATATCGCCTGAGTCCGCTGCGCCTTGGCGTTCTTGGCAAAATGACATTCGTCGAGAATCGCGAGGTCCCAGTTCACCGCTTTGATCTGGGCGTCGAACTTGGTCAGCACGTCGTAATTGACAATCACGACGTCAGTCGTTGGAAACGATCCATTAGCAACGCCCACTGTCACTGGGCGCACAAGCCACTTCTGGGCCTCGCGCAGCCAGTTTAGTTTTAGCGAGGCAGGGCATATAACAAGTACCGACTTAATGCTCGGAACCGCATTGACGATACCAAGCGCCTGTATTGTTTTTCCTAATCCCATTTCGTCGCCGATCAATACGCCATCAGTAGCCATGTTTCACCTTCCTGGCAGCCAGCAGCGCTTTGCGATGCTTCTGCATATGGGTTGCTTGGTCCGGCAGGACTTCGATGTTGCCGGGGTCATTGTTCAGTATGTTTTCGTCCGCGTGGTGGACGGTTTCTTTTGGACGCAGTGGCCGCCCGAGAACCTTCTCGGCGACGACACGATGCGTGTGGCGCCCTTTGGTCTTGGTGTAAGTCTTGCCCTTGCTCGCCTGCTTGACTTGTTCGCCTCGGGCAGTGCCGCCCTTGCGGCCCTCGCCAATCTGGTGGCAAGCGTAGCTGCAATATTTCGCGCCCTTTTTGACGCGGCTCGGCACCACAAAAAATTGCGTCGAACAAATCGCGCAGACGATCGCGACGGGCATCAGAGGTCCCCGAAAACTCGGAGCGCGTAAGCGATGCCTGCCTTTTGGTAGGGCAAATATTCGAGCCCCTGCGGCACCGGAATCTCGATCGCGGCATCGGTCGCGTGCGATGCGACAATTGACGCCTCGCGAGCCTGATGTTGCGCCTGCCGCTCGGCGTTGAGACGCGCCGCCAGCTCGCCAGGATCGGCCGAAACTTGCGCGGCGATCTCGGCCTTGTCGGTCCACCAGATTTTGCGGACGCCGTCGAACCTGAATCCGGCCGCCTTCACCAAATCCTTGGTCGCGTAGTCGAAAGCGAATCGGGCGACGTACCGGCCGCCCTCTTGCGTGATCGTGATCATTGCGGCCTCCCTTTGCGCGTGTAGATGCGCTTTGAGGGGATGACGCGCGGCTGGAATTTAGCCAGCGCACGTTGGCGCGCATTGCGCTCGCAGGCCTTCTCAAGAATGGCTGCGATGCGATCGAGAGAGGCGAGCCGCGCCTCGGGGTTGGGCATGCGCGCGAGGCGGCGCGCTTGTCGCAGGATTCCAATACGGGACATAATTTCGACTCCAAAAGAAAACCGGGCGGTAGGCGCCGCCCGGTCCTGATATGGCATGCTATGCGAAAAGAGGCAACATGGCGACTGTTTTTATTTTTAGAGCGTCGATTCGCCCGTGAGCGTGAACTCGCACCACCGCCGAATCTCGTCGGCGTAGCGGTGCCAGTTGGCGGCGATGAAATAGCGCACGTTCACCACGTTGAAGTCGCCCAGCTCGCGCGTCCAGCACCCATCGACCGCCGCGCGCATCCGATATAGATCGGGCGCGGAGATCGCCCGCAGGAGGGCATCCCGGCGCTTGTCCAGCTCCGGGTTCACGACAGCGCCTCGTCGTCCTCGAACTCGCGAGGCACGATGAAGCCCTGCTCGCGCAGGAACGCGACCGCCTCGCGTGGCAGCGACATGATGCCGTCGTAATCGGTCAGCGTTTTGTGCTCGAACGTCAGGCCTATGTGCTCGACCTCATCGAGCGCGGGGATGTCCCACTCGATCGTGTAATGGGGACCGTCCGCGTACAGCGTCATGGTCGAGGCGTGCTTGCCGAGACGCCGGGAGCCCCAGCTCCCCTCGCTCACCAGCTCGGTGGGTTTGATCGTTTTTTCGGCTACTTTCTGCATGGGTTCGACTCCTTAACCGGGCAAGAGCGCCCGCGAGGCGGCGACGATTGCTCGACGCCGTCCCGCTCGCGTTCTCAGTCGTTGACGTTCAGGCGCGCCACGACGTCAGCCAGAGCCCCTTGGACGACATATTCTTGCTTGCCCTTCATGATGACCCGCGTGGCCGCCGGGAAGGCTTCACCGTCAGCGTAGGGCGCCTGGAAAGCATCGCCGTAGTGCTCGGTGCAATCGACGCGCGCCGGGTCAACCGAGACCGGCGTGCGCCCCTTGGGGTCCAGGCACCAGCGCGTGAATATAACTTGGCTCATGGTTGCCCCCGATTCAGCGCCGCCTTGCGTAGCTCGGCCGCTTGGTCAACGTCCTCGACGTCATCGTCCTGGGGCTCCGGCTTTTGCTTGATGAGCTGCTTGATATGTCGCGCCCAGCGCTTCTCGCAGCCGCGATAGGCGAACCGGCCCACGGGTTCGCGTTTACGGCGCGCGTCGAGATGGTTCTCGATCGCCATATCAACGTACTGGCTCGGCAGATTAATGAGGCGCGCGGCCTCGCTAACTGGCACGACGCCCTTCTCGATTGTGGAGATAAAACCGCCCGACTCACAGTCGACCACGACGTGGTAGGCGATCTCGGAGCCTATCCGGACGGCGTCGAAACACGCCATCCAATCGTCATCCCCAAGCGTCCACGTCAGATGCCCGTAGGCATCCAATTTGCGGTCTTCCTCTTGCGCCGCGTCAAAGGCCTCCGCCTTTGCATAGGCCCGGTCGAGCGCCTCGGCCGCCGCAAGCTTGTCTTCGTCACTAATCATTTTCGACTCCTGTTTAGGCTCATCAGGCGGCGCCTTACGCCGCGACAACGGCCGATCGCTCGGCCGCCGTTTCGCCCTTAGTTGTACAGACCAGCGTGCTGACTCTCGGCCGTCCACGAGACGTCCCACATAGCCCGCAGGCCGCCGCCAAGCGCGGCGCAATCCACCTCGACGCGGCGCACGCGACCGCCGCTGTAGCTGATGCCGTGTTGGCAGACGTCCCGGCACTGGGACCAGCGATCGAACGATAGGCGATCGATCGAACCGTTGGCGAAGGTGATCACTACGACGTACTGTGGCTTAGACATTGCTCGACTCCTCTCAGGATTGAATTAGGCGGCCATGGGCAGGGGTTCGTCCTCGTCCGCCTCCTCGGCGCTCGCCGCGCCCCGCATCCACTCCACCGCGCGCGAGGCCGCCGCAGCGGCGGTCACGATCGCCGTTTCCTTCTCGGCCAGGAGCGAGACCCAGGTCTCGATGTAGGCGGCCGGAGCCTCGCCCATGTCGATGCCCCACTCCGCGCACACAAAGGCCGACGTTAGCTCGGCGATTAGCTCCTCGGCCGCATAGGAGCGGTCGCCGAATTTGTTGTTGAGGTTGCGGTCCAGGCGGCTCTTGTGGCCGGTGGCGTGCCCCATCTCATGGAACATGGTCGCGTAGTACGGATGGGCGCCCTTGAACTGGGCGAAAGGCGGCATCTCGATGCGGTCGAACAGGGGCGAATATTGGGCTTTGATGCCTTGCTCGACAAAGCGAATTTCGGTCGCCGCGACGAAGGCATCGAGGTCAGCATCGCGCCCGTCCGGGTTCACCGGGCGGTGCAGGGGAGCCTCGCCAATGCCCAGGACCGAGTCCGGCAAGCCGTCGCACTGGGCCGTGTTGAACACGGTATAGGCCTTGAGAAAACCGATCGTCTTGTGCGCGTCCGGGTCCTTTCGATCGCGCACCAGCATGCGCTTGACGAAGATCACGGCCACGCCGTGCTCGCCCGCGCGCACAGTCCCGCCAGCCGCCTTGGCCTGTTTGAACGTCAGCCACCTCGGGCCGTAGCCCTCAGTCTGCGCTACGCCCCACAACAACAGGACGTTGGCGCCCGAATAGGCGCGGCCGGTGACGGCGTTGCGCGGCATCACGGAACCGTGCGCCTGGACGTGCTCAGACCAGGGCTTGCGCCAGGGCGCCACGCCCGTCTTGAGCTGGGCGAGGATTTTGTCGGTAATTTCTCGGTGTAGGTCACGCATGGGATTCGACTCCAAAAAAGTTAAGGGGCGCGGTAGGCGCCGCGCCCCTCTCAGATAGCGTTGACTGCAAAACTTGTCAACATGGCAACCGTTTTTATATTCTGCCGCTCGCCAACATGAACAGCGCGAACAGGCAGGCGAGGCCGATCACGTCCGCACCTTGGGGTCAGCGTCCATGACGTGCAGGGCGAGCGCCTCAAGGTCACGCTCGATCGTTTCCAGCGCCGCCATCCGGGCGCGGTGCTCATATATCGCCTCGTTGGTGGGTACGTCGGTCCAGTCGCCGGACTCGGTCTTTTGGACGTAGTAGTCGCGGCCATTGGGCGCGCACTGGGCGAGCGCCTCTTGAGCGGCTTTGATCGCCTCATGGGCGGCCTTGTAGCCGTCAAAGAGCGACTGTGCGTCGGTCCCGTTCAGGTGGATGGTGGGCAGTCTCATTGCTTCAACCCCAGCTGTTCCGCGACCTCACGCAGATGGGCGCAACGCGCCGGGATGTCCCGCACGCGCCGGAACGTCCCCCGAATCCAGTCGCCGCGCTCCTGATAGAAATCGATGGTGCTTAGCGAATCGACGAGGTCATCGCTCCCGTCGCGGTAGGCGAGCGCCATCAAGACAATTTGCGGACGAGGCGTCCCGTCCTTGTCGTAGATCGGCGCCTTCCAATCGAGCCCGTCCGGGTCATCGTCAAAGGTCACGTAATCAATCTTGCGGTCTGTCATATTCGACTCCTGTTGGTTAGGCTCATCAGGCGCGGCCTCACCGCGCGACAAGGAAGCCCGCTGACGGGCCTCCTCGTTTCGCCTTAGAACTTGACCGGGATCATGGTGACGCAATTGTCCTCGGTCCGTTCAAGGCGGACATGGCGCCACATATGCAGTTCGCGATCCCGGCGGACGCGCGCGAATTGCTTGGCCTCCGACTCGTTGTCGAAGGCGCGGGTTAGGTCTTGAGTGATGCCGGGATAGGTCACAATCCACTTGGTCATCATGCCGCCCTCGCGATCGGGGCGTCGTCGTCGAGAAAAAATTGTAGGTACTCGGCATTTTTTGCGGACTGCGCGGCGAACTCACGCTTGCGCTTGTCGCGCATGGCCGCCTTGTAGACGTCGACAATCGTCTCGGTGAGGCCCCAGGCCTTCGCGCGCGGCTTGCCCTCCGCCCAGGACCGCCGATCGGCGTTAGCCTGGGCGACGAACTCCGCCCGGATCTTCGCCCGGTGTTTCCCCGCGTCGAAGTCATACTTCTGCCCGCTCGCGCAATTGGTGGGGCAGCGATCGACCGGCTTGCCGGGTTTCACCGGCCGGGAATATTTCGGTCCCCATTTTTCGGGCTCGACGCGCTTGCCGTCGCGGCAAGGCAGATCATCAAACGAGAACGGGCGCAGATCAGATTCGCGTGACATGGATTCGACTCCGGTTGGATGGCAGACGGTAGGCTCGTCAGCTGGCGCCTCACGCCAGGACGCGATCGGCCAATAGCCGATCGCGTTTCGCCTTGTCAGCGCCTCCGCAAAAGAGCGTGGATGCGGCGCGCCTCGGCGTTCGACACGCGAGACGTCCGGCGAGCGCGAGCAATCTCTTTGTCGATCGCGATCGCAGCCTGACGACGGGCGATGAAACGCTCGGCCGCATTGGACCCAGCGAACCCATGAACCATCACGCCGTCCTCGAAAACGAGCCAATCGTGCTCGGCCCAATCGGCGGTATCGTTCACCTTCATTTCAAAACGGGACATGATCTCGACTCCTCTTTTGGGGCGCCGTAGGCGGCGCGCATGTCCCTCTATATGATCGTTGCGGGACGCGCGGTCAAGAGGTTTTCGTCGCCATCACGACGCTTTTTGCACGCTTTATATACATAGGGCTGGTTGCGTCCCGCGCTTGTCCCTCTCGACCTGAGCAATTCCGGGCGGAATGCTTGCACAATGTCCCGCGCGTGTCCCGCGCGTCGATTCGGCTCGGACACGCTTAAACAGGCGGGACTGAGACGGGACAAGCCAGGGACAAACGCCTCTCAAGCCACAAAAGACGATAGGCGATTAAACGGCCATAGATCGCCCGTGAGCGGGGTCCATTTTTGCACGCCGTGCAAGCCCGGAGATTCCGGCAAGGCCCATCAGCGGCCAAATACGCCGAATTTACCCTAAGCTACGGGAAAGTCAGGTTTGCAGAAAAAGTCGGCAAAGCCGAAAGATGATGTTCTGATAACTGGCGATGTTAACAGCGATCTAGGAGTTTTCCCGGTTTACCGATCTCGAGGTGCTTTTCAGAAATTTGCCGCCTAAGTCATTGCGGCCCTTCAGGCATCTTGGCGCAGATGCCGTCCAGACTCAGGAGAAAATCAACCAGTAGCCAGACCAGAGACGCGCGCGCCTCGTCCGGCCATTGCGGGAACAATTGATCGATCACGATCCGGGCGTGTTGCTCATACTTGTCTCTCGCCATGGCTCGGTTCCTCCTCATTGAAAGTCTGTCGGGTCACAGTCCTCGCCCAGCCGCCGCTTGACCAAACGCGCCAGCGTCTCAGCCTGCGCGTCAGTCAGCGAACCGTGCCAGTCGCGAATCGAGGCGACAAAGTCCGCCTCCCAGTCGGTGAGGTTCTCATCCTCCAGGCGGTCGCACGCCTCGTCGCGATCGATCATCGGCGAAGGCGCCGTTGACGGGTTTGGAGTGTCTCGACGTTCAGCGTCAGCGCGTACAGGTCAGCGTCAGCCAGCGGTAGCTCGCCAGACGCGAGACGGCGCAAGAGCCATCCAAACATCACCGTTTGAGGCAAGCCGCCTCGACCCGGAACCGGCCGGAACACGCGCGCGTCAAAGTCAACATGGCCGATGACGATCGACTCGGACTTGTCGGCCCAGCCGCTCACGCGCCACCAGTTGCGCCGCTGGCGCAGAGACCAGCCAAACCATACCCCAGACTTGTGGCTTTGCAGCCGCAATTGGAGCCATCCACGAGGCCTCAAAACCTCGTCGATTGATTGGGCAGGAATCAGCGCCGGATTGTTCGCCATGCTCGCCAGCGGCCTTCTGTGAGCGTCTGAAGGCCAATCTTGCATAAAATGCGAGGTAGTCAAATCAGTGGCTTGCCCCACCTCAAACATTAAATTTTCAATTCCGTCCCGCTATCCGCCATGTCCCTCTTGACAAGTATTGTGACGGTTCCCCCCTATCCCCCCTCCCCCCGCCACATTCCACCAGCCCATAGCGGCCAAGGGACGGAGCGCGGGCGCGACTAGCGCCCGGTTTAAGCGAGGTCCCGCAGCGCCCAGGCCCCAGGCGTTCAAACATTAGCGCTCCGCCGCGAGAAAACGTCAATAATGATGCCCTTTGTCCCGCTAATGTCCCCACGCCGGGACAAAGAAAGGGCGCTGCGCGTCCCGTTGGGCAAACCCTTTCTTCGTCCCGCCGCTAAAGCCTGCATTCACGTTCATGAGGGCAGCGGCCAGCGATCGACGATTCGATCACTTCCCCGCCGGTTCCCTCCTCCGGATGCGAAGATTGATTGTCGCGCGGCGCGCGTCGGGCGTCCCTGCGGCCCGGTTTCGCGCTCGGTCAACTGGTTTCCGCGCAGCGCCGCCTCCGGTCAACCGCATGGCCCGGAAAGCCCAGCAATTGCGGGCATCTCCAGGCGTTGCGCGCTCGCTATCTTCGGATTGTGAGACAGGCGTAGAACGCATGGCGTTCTGCACCACTGCCAGGGGCGTATTCAGTGCCGCAACGGTGCCGATAGGGTGCCGTAATGGTGCCAGGAGGGTGGGGGGGGAGTGCTGGTCGGAAAGTTTTAAGCCTATAACCACGAGGCAAAAATATGGGTTGCCCCGTGTAGTATTAGCGTAATGGAGATGTGTGATGGGAGAAGTGAAGGATTTATTTGGCAATATTGTAGACGTTTCGAGTTCTGCTGAAGTTGAGGCTGAGAAGTTTCCTCGACTTCCGCGATATGCTGAGTTTATGGTTTGCGCTTTTTTGACGAAGATGGGGCATTACTGTGTGCATGTAGACACGATAGGGTTTGACATTATTTTGGATTATGAGGGGCGGTCTTATCGTGTGGATGTGAAGTCGACGAGTGACTACCATCAAGGTGGGCTGAAGGAGCGGTGTACTTGGGAGCTTGCGAAGCAGCGGTCGATTGGTGGCGGGAGATATGTGAACAGGTTGCTGACGTCGGATGAGGTTGATCTTTTGGCGCTCTATCATTTGGGGTTTGACACTGTGATTTTTGTGCCGGTTTTGCGTCCGATGCGGCGGATTTCGCTACCGGCGAGCCAAGTACGGTTGGCTGGAGATGGGGGGTCGAGTTTGCCGGTTGCGGTTCAGCAATTGCGCAGTGTTCGGTCTCCCCAGGCGGATGATGAGGGCGAGTGATGGCAGAAGCGGGCAAGCCGAGGGCGCGGCGATCGCGGGCGCTGAGCACGGAGGAGCTTGCGGAGCGAGAGAAGCAGGCGAAGGAGATGGAGGCGAGCGTTGAGCAGATGTCGGCGAACGGTCTGACGCCTCAAGAGATCTCGCTGCTGACGGGGTTGAGCGCGGAGCGGCTGTACCGGAAGTACAAGGACTTCATGATGAAGGGGGGAGCGAAGCGGACGAACGAGGTCGCGCAGGCGGCGTATTTGATGGCGACGGGAGGGCCGGAGAAGAACTGGCGTCAGGCGGACGCGAGCATGAACAAGTTTTGGCTGGAGCGGAGGGGCGGACCGATCTGGGCGCCGCCGAAGGCGGACGAGGAGCGCGGGCCGGATTTGACAAGGTTGAGCGTGCCGCAATTGATTGAGCTGGAGAAGGCGTTGCGGCCTTTGGCGCGGAATCCGGTTTTGATAGATGCCCAGGTCGAATCTACCCAGTCACGAGGCGGTGGTCAGCGAGTTGATGCGGCGGGAGCTGGGGATCTCGTCGATGGCGGCGACGGAGTCGATGTCGTCGGTGAGGGAGAAGTGCCGAGATAGCTTGGTTGGGTTTGTAGAGGAGGCGTGGCCGATCCTCGAACCGAGGATGCCGTTTGTACGTGGAATGTTGGTGGAGGCTATCTGCGAGCACCTCGAATCGGTGACCGCTGGGCTGATCACACGGCTGCTGATCAATGTCCCGCCAGGGAGCGCGAAGAGTTTGCTCGTGTCGGTGATGTGGCCCGCGTGGGAATGGGGACCGAAGGGTCTGACGAGCTATCGGTATATTTCGAGTTCATTTGCGGAGAGCGCGTGCGTTCGGGACGTTCGGAAGATGCGGTTGCTAGTAACGAGCGACTGGTATCAAAGACATTGGCCGCACGTTGAGTTAACCAGAGGCGGCGAACTTAGTTTTGAGAACACTCTTACTGGGACAAGGGATGGTGTTGCTTTCTCTAGTCTTACGAGCCGAAGAGGAGATCGTCTTATACTTGATGATCCTCACAGTGTAGAGAAAGCAGAGAGCCAGAACGACCGAGAAAAGGCAACACGTAGATTTAGAGAAAGCGCGGTGAATCGGCTCAACGATCAGGCGAAATCAGCGATCGTTGTGGTGATGCAGCGGCTGCACGAGGCGGATATTTCGGGGGTCATTCAGGAGCACATGCCGGATTACGTTCAGCTGGTTTTGCCGATGGAATACGAGAGCGGTCGGCACTGCGAGACGTCGATCGGCTTCAGCGACTGGCGGCGCTCGGAGGGGGAGCTGTTGTTTCCGGCGCGGTGGGCTCGGCCGGAGGTCGAGAACCTCAAGCGCGACATGGACAAATGGGCCTGGAATGGTCAGTACCAGCAAAGGCCTGCGCCGCGTGGCGGCGGGATTTTTCCGTACAATGGTTGGGAGCTATGGTCGCGCAGCGTCGCAGTGACCTATGGGCGCAACGAGAGCCAATTTCCGGATCTGGACATGATCGTGGGCTCGCTGGATTCGGCTTACGGCGAGAAGCAGGAGAACGACTATTCGGCGTTCGTCGTGCTCGGGGTTTGGACGAACCACAAGGGCGTCCAGCAAGTGATTTTGATGGCGTGCTGGCAGAAGCGGCTGCCGCTGAACGATCTGGTCGAGGAGGTGATCAAGAGCTGCCGCAAGCTCAAGGTCGATCGCTTGCTCATCGAGCTGAAGGGGAGCGGGATCTCGGTCGCCCAGGAGGTGACGCGGCTGACGCGGGACGAGGAGTTCGCGGTTCAGCGGATCGATCCGGGCAACATGGACAAGACCTCGCGGGCGCATGCGCTGAGTCACCTGTGGGGCGAGGAGCAGGCCGACGGCTCGGTGCGGAAGGGCGTGGTTTGGGTTCCGGCGCAGACTCAGAGCCATGGGGCGATTTGGCCTCGGGACTGGGCGGAGCTGGCGATGTCGCAGATGGCGAGCTTCCCGAAGGGCAAGCACGACGACATTGTTGACGCTGTCACCCAAGGGCTGAAGTTTTTCCGCGATCGGGGGATGCTGAAGAAGAGCACCGAGGTTCAGATGGAGGAATACGCGGAGCTGATGCAGAGCCCGATGCCGCCGATGCCGCTGTATCCGGTCTGAGGGGGTGGGACCGGCTCCAGCGCCGGAACCGGCCCCTTCAGTCCATCCGACAGGCGCGTGGGCGGACCGAACCTTCTGGCGTGGATCGGTGAACACGTCTTGAGGACGCTATCGTCACCCTACCGGGCGAATGATATACCGCCTCTATCGAGAGACAAAAAAGGAACATGGGTCTCTGGGCGCTGATTCAGGCGTGGTGGCATAAGCGGCAGCGGGCGATCGACATGGAGATCCTGTGGCCGATCTGCCTGGAGGAGTCGCCGGATCTCGATCACGCCAAGGCGGCGTTTGCATACCATGCTATGCATGACCGGGCCTGGACGTGCCTGGGCGAGGAGCGCGTGCTCGCGTTCATCGACAGCCTGGAGGCCTATGATTGACCGGCTGGCCAAGCGGCGCTTGCAAGTTTTGAACGAGCGGGTGAATCTGCGCGTCAGCTTTGCGGTGCGGATGGTCGAGCACGCGCAGTTCGAGCTGGCGTCGGGGCGGACGGTCGAGTCGCGGGTTTTGATCTGTCGGGCGATCGATCAGCTGGATGGTGGGCTGGGGATCATTTGGGAGTTCGAGAAAGCGGGCCTACGGGCCTCCGGGGCGTGCGCAGATACGAGTGACGGCTCGGCCGGGACGACGTCTGCATCCACAACCCCGGAGGCTCCCGCGATGCCCAGGTAGCTCAGCTGGTAGAGCGCCGCGTTGAAGGCGCGGGCGTCGGAGGTTCGATCCCTTCCTTGGGCACCAGCCAACATGCGAAATTCCTCGACCGATTGCGCGGGTCGAAGCGTGGGCAGTGGGCCTTCGCCTATTGGCTCAGTTCGCAAGGCTACTGGGTCACGATTCCGCCGCTCCGAGAGGCGCCGACGGCGGCTGAGCACAGGAACTACCGCGACAACGGCGACGTGTTCGCCTGGGAAGAGGGCGGCCCGAGGCTCCGAATCGAGGTCAAGACGCTCGGGGTGACCTTCACCGGCCGGAGGGATTGGCCCTACCGCGAGGTCTTCGTCGCCAGCGTGGATTCGGTTCGGCGCGCGATCGGTGACGTCTTCGCCTGGGTGAGCGTGAGCGACGACCTGGGCGCAGCCGCGATCGTGGAGGAGCGCACCTCGGACGAGTGGTACATCAGAACGTGCCCGGTCAGTAATACCGGCAACGTCGAGAGCAATTTCGCGTGCCCGCTGGATCTGGTGAAATTCGTCAAGCTTGGCGGCTAGAGCGGATCGATATCGATGCTGTTCGCCTGCATCAGCCAGATGTCGATCTTCGCCCGGTCGTCGAGCTGGTCGACCATGCTGCGCAGCCGTTCGAGCACGCGCGCCTCGGCGCCTGGGGCGGCGTGCCAGGGTCCGGCGATCCACTGGCGAAGGTAAACTCTGATCGCCGCGACCTGTTTGTCGGTCAGCGGCCCGCGCGTGAACAGATAGGCCTCGATCGCGGGCCGCAGGACGCCGCTCGTCTCGAACATCCAGAATCCAGGCATCAGAACAGGCTCATCTGGTCGGTCGCGGTCGGGCCGCGCTTGCTCGCGTCGTAGTTCTCGAATGAAGAGACGTTGTAGAACCGGCCGACGGCCCAGCGCTGGAACTCGGAAAGCGTGCGTTCGTCGAGCCGCTGGTTGGTGCCGCCCAGCGGCAGCTTGCGGCGCCGGTCGCCGAAGATCATCGGATAGGGCCGGATGCCGCGCGCGACCATTTTGTCGAAGCGATAGAGGACGCGCTCCCAGGTCTCGCGCTTGTCGTAGCCGACCAGCATGTAGACCAGAAGGTTGCTCGGCGGCACGCCGTGCTTCTCCAGCGTGTTGACGCCGGAGAAGAACCGCTCCTCGTCGCCCAGGCTGTCCCAGGCGGTGTAGAGCCGTCGCCGGGTGAAGCTGTCGTCGCAATAATGGATTGAGGCGAGCGCGGCGGCCGAGACGTCGTCGATCATCCGGACATTGATGCCCTGGTTGAGGCAGACCATGAAGTTGCCCCGCTGGATCTCATCGATTCGCGCCTCCCACTGGTCGCGCGGCTGGCCGAAGAAATCGTTGTCGAGGAGGTGCAGATGCTTCGGATGGCCGTGCCCGCGCCAGATATCGAAGATCGTCGCGATCGTGCGGTTCTTGCCCTCTTTCTTCGGCACGACGCAGAAGCCGCATTTCAGCCGACAGCCGCGCTGGGTGAAGCCGATGGAGCCGTCGAACTTGGGGTAGATCGAATAGTCGACCGGCGCCGTCTCGCTGATCCCGAGGACCGCCTCGACGGTGATCGGCTTGGCTCGGTTATGGGTGCCGCCGAGGATGGCGTCGGGGAAGGCGGCCTTGAACCGCTCGACGCGGGCGAGCGAGTGGTCGTAGGCGAAGATGGCTGAACCGTAGACGCGATCGTAAGCGGCCTCGAACATGCCGCGCTCAACGTCCTTGGTGAAAACGATGGTATCGCCCCGGCGGCGATGCTCGGCGGCGATTTTCATCAAAGCCAGATTCGGCAGTTTGCCGTCGATATGGGTGAGGCGGACGATCATGGAGCGGGCGCGAGGTTGCCCTCGCGCCCTTGCCGTTAGAGGGCGGCGAACGCGGCGTCGATCATAGCGTTCGTCCCCTTGAGCCGATACGAGCCTTTGCCGGGATCGACCGCGATCATTTCAAACCAAGCTGGCTGCACGTTCTCCTTGAGCCAGCCGTAGGCGTCTCCGTCCATCAGCGGCTGCTGGCCGACTCCAGGCTTGAACACAAACCAGTCGACCGCCGCCAGCTTCTCGACCGCCGCCGCGATCGCGCCGTTCGCCGTTCCGGTCTTGCCGGGGCCGTGCCGGTAGGCCCGCATGAGGACGCCGAATCCGGCGCCGCGCATGAGAACGCAGCCGCCGCGCTGCTTGCGCAAGGCCCCCGGCGTCTGGTCGGGCTTCTCCGACGCCAGATCGGTGAGGATCGGCACGCCTTCGACGACCGCGTGCATGTACTCCGCCAGCGGCTTCTTATGCTCGTGCAAGACCGCCGCGCGCTCGGCCGCCGTCATGTCGAGGAACGGCTTGTCCGTGGGAATCGCCGCCATGAGATAGCCGCGCACCGCCGACATCGACCAGACCTTGGTCGAGTTGCTCGACAGGTTGACCGAGGCGCTCGTCGCATCGACATGCCGACTCAAGAACGGGCTTGAGCCCACCAGATCGCGCGCGAAGGCGACGACCTGATTGCGCATGTCGAAGGTCGCCAGAACGCTGTCCGCGATCGGCTTCGCGCGACCGCAATCGGCGAAGTCTTGGTGGGCATCGTCCTTCGATGCCTCCATGACAATCGTCAGCCCGACTGAGTTGCTGAGAAGCGCGCCGATGCCCGCCTTGTTCTGATGCTTCGCGATCAGCTCGATCAGGCTTCCGGTGCGGTGCGCGCCGTCGGTGACCGGCATCTTGGTTCCGGTCGCCGTCTCAAAGACCGCTGGCCACGCCAGGGTTTCCGGATCGGTCGCCAGCAAGGTCAGCTTGGCCTTGGGCATGCCCTCGTCCCACGCGCTGCCGTAGTTCAGCATGAAATTCGGGAAGATGAATTTCTCGCTGACGAACGCAGTGTCGGCCAGATATTCCCGAATCGCCTTTTCGTGCGCGGCGATCTTGGTCCGGTTGGAGGCGGTCCGCAGTTCCTCGACGGTCGCGCCCTTGGCGGCGCGGTGCATGCTGACGACATTGAGGTAATCGCCGAGCGGCATCGAGGTCGTGAATTGCAGCCTGCGCCCTTGCAGGAAGGCCGAGCCGAACAGGGCCGTTTGGGCCTTGTTCAGAGTCGCCTTGCCGGGTTGGAGGGCCTCGAATTTGTCGACGATCTCGACGTTGAGGCCGGGAGGCTGGTCTACGTTGTCCAAAAGGCGTAGCTTATCAGTCGCAGAAATACTCATAACGCTTCTCCATCACTTTTAGGCCTGCGGCGTTCCACCACGAACGCCGCAGGCGCATATTTCGATGGGTTGGCGTTGCTGTCAACCATTTTTTTGCAAGTTTTGTTTCAGTCGGTCATCCGAGAAACGACCGATCGCGTGAACGGCGTCCCGCTCGCGGAGACATAGCCCAGGTTCGCCAGGGCTACGCGCACCGCGTTTAGCGATTTGCCGGACCGGCGCAGCTCGCGCGCCATCGCGACCATCGCCGGGTCCATCTCGGCCCAGCTCTTCCGCCCCTCGCACTTGCCGGTCTTGGCCTTCATGCGCTCGCGCGCGCCCCGGAGCTTGGCGACCGTCAGCGCCTTATCGAACTCGGCCACCGCGCCCAGGATCTGCCGGACCATATTCGCCGTCGGCGTGTCCTCGACGAAACTCATGGGCGAATCGACGGCGACCAGCTCGACGCCGAGATCCTGAAGCATCTTCCAGCCAGTCTCCTGCACCATCAGGTCGCGGGCGAAGCGATTCGCTGTCTCGACGAGGATTGTCCGCACGCCGTTGCTGGCGATGCGCTGGAGCATGAGGCTGAATCCCTCGCGCTGCGTGACCGGATCGGCGCCGCTGACCGCCGCGTCGTAATATTCGCCGACGATCTCGATGTCGTTGCGCGCGGCGTAGCTGCGGACGGCGCTCTCCTGGCGGGCGAGCGAATCCTTGTCCTGGCCGACGTTGGTGGCTGAGCTGGTTCTGAAGTAGGCGACGGCGTGTTTCATGGTAGACTCCTGTTGGGACCTCCAGTCCCTTTCTGTGGGCGAGACGGGGGCCGCCGCGCATCCGCAGCGCGGCGGCCTTTTCGTTTAGCGGCGGCGGTTGAACATCCCGTTCAGCAGCCGTTCCAGCAGGATGGGACCTCGCGATCCGGCCTTGGCCTTGGCGTATGACCCCTCGGCGAAGGCCTTGGCCTCCGCGTCGATCTTCTTCGCGCCGCGCACCTGGGCCTGCTTGATCTTGTGGGCGACGTAGCGCTTGGCGCGCTTGGTCATCGCCTTCGGCACCGGGACGCCGTGTTCGCGCATCTTCTCATGCGCCCATTTCTCGGCCTCCATCTCCTCGACGTGCCGCGTCTTGCGCGATCCGACGTGGAGGTGAGCGTGCGCGCACTCATGCAGCCAGATGTAGAGCGCCTTGCGGGTCACCGGCTTCGGCGCCTCGATGCGCTTCAATTCGAGGAAGGCTCGGCCGCTCAGCGCCTTGCGGAAGGTGTAGGTCCAGCCTTCCGGCAGACACGCCATGCCGATGGCGTAGAAGCGCTCGGCGGCGGCCTTGCGGGCCGCTTGCAAGTCAACGATCGGGCGATCGAAGGTTTTCGTTTTCATATTCGACTCCTTGATTCGGGCGATAGGCCGCCCGTCCCGGTAATTATAACATAGCGAGACACGGTTTGCAAGTTCTGCGAACTCGCGTATCGTGCAAATTGTGAGACTCCCGTCTCACCGGGCGGCTCCCTAAGCGGTTAAGCCCCCCAACGCTCGCGGATGGGGCCCGCCCGCCTTTTTTGGAGGAAACATGGCAGAACTTGATGAAGTTGCGGAACGGCTGACCCGCATGGCGCGGGCGATCGGCCGGGTTGTCGGGATCGATGTCGAGGTTGTTAAAAACGGCGATCGGCTGATCTTCGTCGACATCGACGGCGAGCCGGTCACGAATGACGGGGAAGAAGTTATCGCGACGACCTTGGAGGAGATCACGGCGGGCAAATTTCTTGATGACTTTGCCGTCCGGGCGTTCCGCGCGGGTATGCTTCTCCGCTACCAGCAGATCGAGAAGGCTCGAACCCCATGATCATCGGCCGACGCGGATTCATCACTGGGCTCGCAGCCCTGGTCGCCGCGCCAGCGATCGTCCGCGTCGAGTCGCTCATGCGGATTCCGCTGGTGCGGCACATGCCGCTCTACGTTCCGGCCAGCTGGCTCCATCAAGCGATCCGCAACGGCGTCGACCTTGAGGCGCACGGCTGGTCGCGCCCGATGGCGGACAACTGGATCAACCTCCACGATTACGATCCAGCCTTCGCCGCTAAGTGGGCCGCGACCGATCTCGTCGAGCAAAAAGCGGAGTATTGGTTGTCATGAGCGAGCATCAGATTCGGCAGCAGGCCAAGGTCCGCAGCTCGTTTGAGGTGCGGCCGATCCTCGACAAGATCGCCGCCGAGATCGGCAAGTTGCACGGCGTCACGCTCGGCGTCAGCCATGTCACGAGCGAGGGGTTGTTCTTCATCAATGGCGTCGGCGAGATCGTGCAGGACGGCCCGGTGCACATCCTCTGCTGTAGCGACGAGGAGATCGCGAGCGGCGACTTCCTCAAGTATTTCACGCCGCGCTGTTTCTTCGCCGCGTTGTGCGAGCGCTTCGCGCAGGAGCACGTCCGGCGCGTGATGGGCGGCGTCAATTGAGCGACGATACCAGCGATCAAGCCACCGCAGCGCTCGACCTCATGGAATCGATCCGGCCGCTTCTCGCCGGGAAAAGTGAGATCGTGCAAAGCGCGGCGCTCGCCGATCTGGTTTCCATGTGGCTGGCCGGAATGTTCCTCACGGACAAGCAGACCGGAGAGCTGAAACGGCGTGAGACGGACGCGATGCGCGAGCATGCGCTGAAGGTGTTCATCAAGACGGTGCGGGAGCTGACCCCGGTCAACGAGTTCATCACCAAGCCGTTGCTCGACAAGAAGTGGAAGGCGCAGTGAAGGAGGCCGAAGGATGCCAGCCATCCTCGAAAAGGCGGTCAAAGCCATTAAGAAATCGAGCCCCGGTGTGAACCCGTGGGCCGTCGCGACGTCTACTCTCCAAAAGGCTGGCGAGCTGAAGGAGGGGACGAATCAGCCGACCAAGCTCGGCGTGAAGCGCGGCAAAATGAGTCGCAAACAGAGGCACGCGAAGCCGCTGGCGATCGGCGGCGCGGCGAAGGCGCCCTCACTCGGGCGGAAGCGATGATCAAAGCGACGGTAATGGGGGAAGACGGTCGCCAGCTTCTGGTGATCGGCCTTAGCTTTGGCAACCTCGGCAAGTTCATTGACGAGCCCGGAGACACGTACATCAAGATCGACGGCAAGGTGATGGATCTGCCGATCGACGTGATGATCTTCTCTGGCGAGACTGAAGAGGATATGGCGAAGCTGATGCCGATCGGACCCGACACGAAGGTGCACCGTGGCTGACGAACCGACTCAACCGCCTCCGCCCGCCCCGGCGGACGAAGGGCTCGCCCACTGGGGGACATTACTCGAAGACCTTCTTCGGGCGCAGAGCGGCGTCGAGATCATCGGAAGGGCTGGCGGAGTGGTCGTTTTCAAGTTTCGTGGCCAGGAGTTCGCGTTGCACGTCCAGCGGACGTCTTGACTAACCTCCCCGTCGATGCGCGAAATCCCCGCCCCGCAATAGGCGAGGAACCCCATGGCACAGTCTCCACAACGTCCGGCGGCGTCCACTAGGCCCGCGCCGCCCCCTCGACATGAGCCCCCGCGCCACCCGGCGCAGCCCCCAGCCGCCAGACCCGGCGTCGCCCAGCGCGATCAGCAGCCCCAGCCGGAAGAGGAAGCGCCGCCTGAGAGAACGGTCGCTCCAGAAGAGGCCGCGCAGCTCTTCCGCGCCGGTCACCGGCTCAAGAAACGGGGCGATCCACCGGAAAACTGGTTCGCGGCGTTCAGACTGCACAATACCCTGGTCATCTGCTACCCAGTCACCGAGGACATCGAGAAACAGGTCTTGGAGCAAGACCTCGTGCTCGCGGATGATCCGCAACCCTGATCTGACTGGGGTTCGCCATGGCTGGACTGGGGGGACTCGGCGCCATCAGGTTGCCGCCGAGCCCCATTGACGGGAGCCTGGATGACCCGGACGACTTAGCGAGCCGATTCGCGCCACGGGATATCGACCTCGACGCCGACGACGGCGACATCGATTACGACAAAGCGACAAAGATAGAAACCGACGACGGCGGCGTCGTGGTCTGGGTCGGCCCCAGGCGCATCCCGAAAGAAGACACGGAGTTCGGCGACAACCTCGCCGAGGCGCTCCCCGAAACCCAGCTCAACCATATCGCTGACGAGCTGATCCGGCTCATCGAGCAGGACAACGAATCGCGCCGCGAATGGCTCGACACGCGCGCTCGCGGTATGGAGCTGATGGGCCTACGTATCGAGGCAATGCGCTCGAACGGCTCAGACGGCTCGGCGCCGCTGGAAGGTCAGTCGCAGATCCGGGCGACCTTATTGGCGGAAGCGGTGATTCGTTTCGGAGCCAATGCCTTCGCTGAATTGTGTCCCACCGACGGCCCTGCAAAAGTCGCCGAAGATACATCGGGGACGACTGAAGACCTCGACTCGCTCTCCGACGCGCTGGAGCATGACCTCAATCACTACCTGACCGTCACCGATAAACCTTGGGTTCCCGATACGGATCAGATGTTGTTGCGTGTCGGCCTGGATGGTTGTGTCTTCAAGAAAATTTATCACGATCCGATCCTCCGGCGGCCTATCTCGCGCGCGGTGTTCGGCGACGATCTGATCGTAAACAATAGCTCGACCTCGATCTACGACGCGGGCCGAATCACGCACCGCGTTTTCATGCGCCCGTCGATGATTCGCCGCATGCAGCTCTGCGGAGCCTATCGCGACGTCGAACTCAGCGAGCCTGGGTACATCGAGAAGACGCCCACCGAGCTTCAGAGCGAACAGATCTCAGGCGTGCGGCGATTCGATAGCTGGGAGCAGGACGACCGGGACCACGAGATCCTCGAAACCTACTGCGAGCTGGACCTTGAGGGGTTCGAGCACGAGACAGACGGCGAGCCGGACGGCTTGGCGGTTCCCTATAAGGTGGCGATTCACAAGGAGACGCGAACCGTCCTCGATTTGCGAAGGAATTGGAACGAAGACGACGAGATGTGTCTGCCGAAGACGTATTTCGTTCAATATCCGTTCATCCGTGGGTTCGGATTTTATGCTATTGGCCTCAGTCATCTACTTGGCAATATTACAAACGGCATCACGGCGGCTTGGCGAGAGATAGTAGACGCAGGCATGTTCGCCAACTTCCCAGGCTTATTAGTTGCCAAGGGAGCCGCTAGACAGAATAACAACATCTTCCGTATTCCGCCAGGGGGCTCAGCTGAAGTCGAGACGGGCGGGTTACCGATTCAGCAAGTCGCGATGGGCATGCCCTACAAGAGCCCGGACGCGGTCTGGGTGGGCTTCGTTCAGCAGCTGAATCAGGAGGGCAAGAGCCTCGGCGGCACGGCCGAGATCATGGTCGGCGAGGGCCGCCAGGACGCCCCTGTCGGCACGACGCTCGCGCTCATCGAGCAGGCGATCAAACCGCTTATGGCGACGCACAAGAGGTTGTGCGCGGCCCAGTCCGACGAGCTTCAACTCCTGTGCGAGCGCTTCCGCGAAGATCCCGAGTCGTTTTTCCGCGCCAACAAGCGGCAAGCCTGGAACTGGGACTCGGAGGTCTTTCTTGAGGCGCTCGATCGCAGCGAGATTGTCACCCGCGCAGACCCGAATACGGCCTCGCATCTCCAGCGCATGCTGCGCAATGCGGCCCTGTATCAGATGGCTAAGGACGAACCGGGCGCCTTCAACGTCCTGACGATCCGCCGCATGTGCATTCGCGGAATCGGGTTCTCGAATCCGGACCAGTTCCTCAACCCGATGCCGCAAGGCCCGCCGCCGGACCCGAAAGCGCAGGCCGCAATGCTCACCGGGCAGGCGGCGATGATGGATGCGACGACACGGGCGGGTCAGCTCCAGCTCGACATGCGCGACAAGCCGCTCGACGACCAGCAACATCAGGTCGACGCCCAGGTGAAGATGGCGACGTCGAAGATGGCGCTGCAAAAGCAGCAATTGGCCACCCACACGGCGGGCTTCCAGGCCCAAAACGAGGCCAGAAAGCCTCAGATGGAGGCGGCGAAGCAGCAGCATGAGGGCCAGCAGAAGCAGCTCGACCGCGCGCACGACACAGCGACGCAATTGCGCGAGCAAGCACACGAATTGAATCTGGAGAGAGGAGGTTGGGCGCACGAAGACCAGCTGCATCAGGCCGATCAGCAGCATGAGACCCAGCGCGAGATGCGCGGCCAGATGCACGAGCGCGTCATGGGCGCGCAGCAACAGCAATTCGAGGCTGTGCAGGGCCAGCAGGACCGGCAAATGGACGCCGCGAACGCCCAGCAGGACCGCATGCATGAATCCCAGATGGGAGAGCGCGAGCAAACGGTCGAGGCGCAGCGCGAAGAGCGCGGCCGACAGCATGAAGACCAGATGACAGAGCGCTCGCAGCAGCATGAGCGCGTCATGGGCCAGCAACAGGCTCGCGCGAAGATCCAAGAGGTGAAAGCGCGGCCCGCGCCGCAGCGTTCGAGCAGCTCGGGCTCGACGCGGCAGAAGCGGGCGACCGGCGGCTCAGTCCACGATGGAATCGACACGCCCTACGGGCACGCGCGCCGCGCGCCGGACGGCGAGTTCTACGTTCAGCACCCCCACACAGGCCAATATTTCAGGATTAGGCGGCGATCATGAGCAAAGCACTCGATCCCCAAGAAGCGGCGACCCTTTTCTACTCGGGCTCGCCCATGGCGTTCGTCGCCGTCCCCACAGATAGCTTTGTCTGCGGCCAATGGCAGGGCCAGCGCGCCATGGTCTTCCCGATTCCGTTCGATGACGCGGTCGCCTACTTCACCGAGCACCCGGTGATGCTCTACGACCCGAACGCGCCGACGATGACGGCGACGATCACTGCTGGAACCCCCTACACCCCAGCTTTGAAGGAGAGGAAACATGGTCGAACTTACTAATGGACAATCTGTCGATCTAACGGTCGCCTATACCGATTCGGCGGGAACGCCCGCGCACCCGCCGGGGGCAGTGACTTGGTGGTCGTCCGACGACTCGATCGCTAGCGTCAGAGCCGGGACCGATGACACTCATGCGACTGTGGCCTCGGCCGCAGACGGAACTGCGACGATCACCGCTGAGTCTAACGGGATCACTTGCGCTATCGACATCATCGTTGGCGCAGCCGAGGGCGCGGCGACTGAGGGGCAAATCACGGCAGGCGAGCCCTATGACGGGCCGCAGACAGGGCCGCTGCCGGGTCAAGGTTTGCCGGGGCGTCAGCCGGGTCAAGGCCTGCCGCCGCGTCTGCCAGGGCAGCAGCCGGGTCAGCGCGCGCCTGTGCCGACGCCTCGGGCGACGACGGCTGCGGCTGTCGTGCGGACGGCCCCCCGTCCAAGGTAAATGGTCGACGATCTCGGCGACTACGACGTCACCCCAGTCGAAGGAAACCCCTTCGGCGCGATGGCGTCGTCACCGAACGACTACGATGTCAGCCCGGTCGATCACGATCCTTTCGCTGGCGCTGGCGAAAACCCGGCGCCAGACCAATTTGAGCTAGCCTCGCGGCAGCCCGAGGCGACGCCGTCGAGCGCGGGCGGTCCGCCGCTCGATCCTCGCGATCGAGATCTCCTCATCAAAACGGTTTACGGCGAGGCGAGCGGCGAGCCGCCGCAAGGCCAAGCCGGAATCGTCCACGCTATCCTGAACCGGGTTCGAGCGGGCACCTATGGCCAGGGCATCCCTGGCGTCGTGATGGCGCCCGCTGCGGGCGAGAACCCCAAGTACGGCTACCATGAGTTTTCGCCCTGGAACACGGGGCGCGCCAAAGAGGGCAATCCGGTCGCGCAGCATCTGTCGCCGGACAGCAGAGATCCGAATCAAGCCGCCGCCTACCGGAACATCGGCGACGTCGTCGACAAGGCCTATTCGGGTCTCATGCCCGATCAGACCGGCGGCGCGACGCACTACTACGGCCGGATGCGCGGCCATCCATGGTGGTCGCCGCCGCTCGCCGCGCAGAACCAAGTCAGGATCGGCGGCACCACGTTCGTCGGCCGCGAGCACGGCCCTGGCGAAACGCCGAGCCAAATGGCCGGGGGCTACGCGGGCGGCGGCCCGGTGCAGCTGAACGCCGATCTGCGGCGCCGTCTCGCGCTGATCCGCCAGCCCCGGCACGGATTCCAAACCGGCGGCGCGCCGGACGATCCCAACGCCGCTGGGTTCTCCGCGCTCGACCAGATGACCGGGCGGGCCGATCGCGCGGCCGAACCAGCTCCACCTCCAGCTCCAACCCAGGCGTCCACCGATTCGCTGGTCGATCCAGAAACCGGCCTGCCGAGCTTCGACCCGGCGACCAACGTGCCGCGAGAGCCGCAGACGCAAGTCTCCGGCGGTCAATGGGGCAAGGCCGCCGAACTTGGTTACGAGGACGTCGTGGGCAAGCTTGGCGCTGCTCAGAGCTGGTTGGGCGACAAGGCCGAGCAATATACCGGGTCGACGCTGGCGGCGATCGGCGTGCCTGGAGCGACCGGGTTCGCCCGCGACATTCGCGGGATGATGGAGTCGGGCGAACTCGGTCCGCCCGCGTCGCACAATCATCCCTCGTTCCCAGAGGGGCGCATTGCCACCCGCGTCCCGTCGGCGGTCGGCCCTCTCGCTGATGCGGCCCATCAATCGAACGCCGCTACCATCGGCCTCGACACGATCCAGAGCACGCCCTCGATGTACGCGAAGACGGCCAACGTCGCGCGAGAGATGCCGTATGTGCCTGGGCCGGTAGTCGATGGAAAGCCGACGTGGACGCCCACCCATCTACTCAACTTCGCGCCCGACGCGACCGACGACGAGGTCCACGAGGGGCTGGTCAACCACTTCAAGAGCAACATTCTCGCCCTCCACGACGCCGTCTCTCCCGACGTCAAGCAGGGCTCGCAGCTCTGGTACGACGGCGCCAATAACCGCGCGAGCCAGAAGGCGCTGACCTACGGCAAGCCGGTCGAAAACACGGCTGGCGTTTACGCGGCGCTCTCGCCGCAGAAGGACTGGTTCGAGAACGTCTCGCTGGGCGACCGCGTGATGGACATCATGCACAACCAGCAAGACACGCCCTTCACGCCCCAGATGTGGAAGTGGGCGAGCAAGTACGCGAAAGGCGATCCGGACACGCTGGCCACGTACAGAATGTTCAAGAACACGGGCAGAACGCTCGGGCAGATCAACGATCCGGAAAACCAAGCGCTTTGGCTCCGCGCCTTCGACGAGGCGCACAATCCGCGCGACTACAACATCGTCAATCCCGATGGCACGTTCGGCCCCACGGCGACGAACACGGACGGCTCCAACTCCAGAGTGGCGTGGGGCAGCATGAACATGATCGAGAAGGCGATCACCGCGTTCAATGCTCCGGACATGCCAACGATCTCTGGCGCGATGGGCGATCGGCACAAGGTGCGCAACTTCTTCAACAACATCGTCGCGCCGAACTCCCAGCAAGGAGACGTCACGGTCGATACGCACGCGATTGCCGGGGCGAATCTGCGCCCAATGGCGGGCGACGATAAAGACGTCGACATCGGCCTCGGCGGCTCGGGCGGCAGCAATCGGTCAACCGGCGCGAAAGGGCTCTACGGGGCTTATGCCGAGGCTTATCGGCGCGCTGCGGCCGACCGGAACATCCTGCCGCGCCAGATGCAGTCAATCACATGGGAAGCGCTGCGCGGCCTCTGGACCCCGGCGGAGAAGGCCAGCCCCGATGTCAACGCGGCGGTTCAGAACGTCTGGAACTTGTATCAGATGGGCCATATCGATCTGCCGACGGCCCAGCGGATGATTATGACCGATCCGACGACCGGCGCATCGCGCATCCGGCCGCCGGATTGGCATACAGCGGGCTGGCGCCCGCAGGGTTAGTCCGGGTGCAGGGGCCGCTGGAACGGCGGAGGCACCTCGGCCTCGTGCTCTGACGTCCACGGCTTCGGCGGGTTGCCGAGCCAATTCATGTTGATCCACTTGGCGCGCGTCAGCGGTGCGCCGCTCTTGATCATGCGCCGCAGGATACCGTCGTTCTTCGCCGCCTGGAGGATCTCCGGGGGGATCTGTCGCTGAATCTGGGCCATCCCGGCCTCCTATTTGCACGAACTGCAAATATAGAAACCCTTTCGCCCAATTGCAATCGGCGCCATAAATCCGCGCGTGAAAGGCTGGACCCCAGAGAGGGTTCCGCCATGGGCGAACATTCAGCGAAGGCCTTTACGACCGACAAACTGAAAAAGTTTGAGGTCAGTGGCAAAAACGGCGGCTCCAACGGAGACAAGGGGGCTTCGGCGGACGATTATGGGCGGAAAGCCGCCCGGACGAGCGATTCTTCCGCGTTCGCCGCTGGCGGAGCCGCGAAGGCGCCGTCGCTTGGTCGCGCCGGTCGAGCTGGCGGCGGCCGAATCGCCCGCGCCAATGGCGGCAAGACCCGCGACATCAGCAAAGTCAGTGATTCAGGCCCGATTGGCTACGGCGATCGGCCGCTGATCCGCGCCAAGGGCGGCCGGATCGGGAAGCAGCTCGGCGGCGCGTTGCCCCCAGCCGCCGGAACGCCCCCAGGCATGACCACGCCGCCCCCAACTGGGCAGATCCCTGGCCTACCGGGTCTGGGGCGCGCCAAGGGCGGCCGAGTCGGCCGCGCGCACGGCGGCAAGACCAAGGGCGCCAAAGGGAAGACCGTCGTTAACGTCATCGTCGGCGGCGGCAAGGGCAATCAGGACCAGCCGCCTCCCCATCCCATGCTGCCACCGATGCAGCCGCCTCCGCCGCCGCCGCCTCCCCAGGCCGCGACTGGCCCGAGACCGATGCCTCCAGGGATGCCGGGTGCACCGGGCGCGCCTGGAGCGGCTGGGCCTCCGGGTATGCCGCCAGGGATGCCCCCTGGAATGCCTCCGGGCGGGCCGCCGATGCCGCCTCCCGGCATGCCCCGCGCGCGCGGCGGCCGGATCAGCGAGAGGTTCGGCTCTGGCTCCGGCCGAGGCCGCCTGGAGAAGACCAAGCGCGAGAACAGCGGAAAGGTGATGTTGCCGGAATGACGGACCGAGCCCAAACCCATACCTACGGCGAGCAGGCGGTCGGACTCCTGTTCAATCCCAGCGGCGACAAGACGGTGACGAAGCTCAAGCAGCTGTACGCCGAGATCATCGACATTTGTAACGACGCCCGAGCGTCCGGCGACAAGGGCGAGAAGGCAAGGCTGTGGTCGATCGCCATCACCGAGGCGCAGACGGCGCAGATGTGGGGAGTCAAGGCCGCGACGTGGCGGGATGAATAATGGACGCCACCTCAATCTTCGTCGCGCGCAAGCTCGTCGAGCTGATCGAAGCCAAGCAGAAGGAAATGCTGCGCCCCCTAATCCAGGGCGCCGCCACCGATTACCCCGACTACAAAAAGCGCGCCGGATACCTCGCAGCGCTTGAAGACGTCATCAAGTGGATCGGCGAGATCAACGCCGAGGAAGACGACCAAGGAAGAGGACCCTTTGCCCGCGCATCATAGAATCGTCACCCTCCATCTGGAGGACCCCAAAGACGTCATCTGGCAGTCGCTCGGCGGCGACCTCGAACAGGTCGAGCCGATGAACCAGCAAGTGCTGATCGCGACCTATATCCGGCCAGCGACCCGCACCGCGAGCGGCCTGGAGATCGCCGAGGAGGCGGTCGATGAGGACCGCTACCAGGGCAAGGTGGGGCTGGTTTTGAAAAAGGGGCCGCGCGCTTTCGTCGATGACGGCCCGGTCAAGTTTTACGGACAAGACGTCGCGCCTGGAGACTGGGTTGTCTACCGGGCGTCGGACGGCCTCAAGGGCATGATCGGCAACCGCGAGGTCCGCTTCATCGCCGACGTCTACATCAGAGGCAAAATCGATCACCCGGACGCATGGTTCTGAGATGGCCAGAGAGACGGACGACCCCGAACAGGCAACGCATTTCGGCGCGCTCCTAGACGAACCCGACGACGATCTCTCCCCGGAGGAGCGGTTACCGGCGAAAACTGTCGTTGTCGGCGGCGAGACGGTCCGCAAGGGCGACAAAAAGGTAACGCCTGCCGAGGTGGACTCGCCGATGCGCGCCTCGCCGGAGCCCGCTCCGGAGGACGAGGGCGTCACCGAGCTGAAGCGCCAGCTCTCGCACCAGCAAATGATGACGAATCGCGCCGCCGAAGTGGCGCGCAACGAGCATCAGGCCCGTATCGCGGCCGAGCGCGGCGTCGCGCAGTCCAACGTCGCGATGATCGATCAGGCGATCGAGGCGGCGAAACGCGATTCCGATCAAGCGCGGGAGTTTTTCCGCCATTCGCTCGACCGGGGCGACCACAAGGGCGCGTCCGAGGCCCAGATTCTTATTTCGGACGCCCGCGCGAACTTGTTACGCCTGATGGAGATGCGCGAGGGCGTCGCCTCCGAAGCGCAGACGCAACAGCCGCAGCCCCGCCCGCAGCCCCAACCCCAGCGTCAGCAGTACGCGGACCCCGCCCAGCTGATGCAAGCGAACGTCAACAACCTCTCCACCCATCTCGACCGAACGGGCTTCCCGAAGAGCGCCGCGTGGATCAGAAGCCACCCCGAAATGGTCAAAGATCAAACGGCGATCAACGCGGTCGACGGCGCGCACGGCTTTGCCGTCAACACGTTGAAACTGATCCCCGAAACGGACGCCTACTTCGACAAGATCGAGGAATTGTTGGGCGTCGGAGAAGATCGCCAGATGTCATCGCAGACGCGCCAAGGCCAGCGTCAGATAGGCCAGAACACGGTCCGCAGCATGGCTGGAGCGCCAGCGCGCGCCGAAGCGCCGAGCCTGCGCACCGGCCGGACGCGCGGCACGCAAGTCGCGCTCACGGCCCGCCAGCGTGAGCATGCCCGAGACGTCCTGGGCATGACCGATGAGGAATACGCGGCCGAGCTGCTCGACGCGCAAGGGCGCGGCAAGATGTTGGGAGCCAGATCATGACTGATTTCCAAGGCGACGAAGGCTTCATGGGAGCCCGCAACGGGCGCCCTGGCTATCGCGACCTCGACGCGGACGAGAACCGTCCTGGCTACATCGACCATCAGGAGCGGGCGCGGCGCAGGATCAGCGAGCTGCGAGCCCAATACGGCGACATGGACGACGAGGATAGCGATATCGCGCTAGACAGGTTTTATGCCGAGTCACCCCCCGGTTGGACTTATGAATGGAAGACGCACACGGTTTTCGGCAAGCAGTTCCCGCACTATTCGACGCAGCTCCTGCGCACCGGCTGGGCGCCCGTTCCGGCGAACCGACATCGAGAATTGTTGTATCCAGAATATGTTGATGAGACGATTATTATCGACGGTCTCATGTTGATGGAGAGACCGAAGGAGTTGACAGATCGGCGAAGATTGCGCGAGAAACTCAAAGCCACCGATCAGGTGCGGAACAGCGAAGCGAAATTAGTCGAGGCGCCTGCCGGTACGGCGCCCCGCGATCAGCATCGTAAAACCGCACCTCGGGTGGGCTCGACCGTGGGTCCCATAGGCGTTCCCGACTAACGCGGTTAGGTGAGAGTGCGGCGCTCGTGCTCTCGCTTGAAATCTGAATGTCTCGTCCGGCGCTCGGTGAGACGAACCCTGTAATCCCGCTCTCGCGGAAGGGATCGTCCCGCCATGAACCCAAATGCGCCTTTCGGCTTCGCTGACTCACACCGCCTCGGCGCCGCCGTCAATTATCAGATGTCGCGGCGCTGGATCAGCGCCACCAATCCCACCCCCATCTTCACGGGCGATCCCATCGTCCAGATGTCGACCGGCTACATCGCGCTGCCGGTGGCCTTTAACACCCAAATCAGCGGCATCTTTTGCGGATGCGAATACATGTCGATCGCGCAGAAGAAGTGGGTCGCCAGCCCGTGGTGGCCCGGTAACGACGCGGTCCTCTCCGGCACCGGCTTCGACGTCCACGCGAAAATCATCGACGACCCGCTGACCGTCTTCAGGGTCCAGGGCAATGGCCAGATCACCATGGCGATGATCGGCCTGAACGCCGCGTTTGCGCTCGGCGCAGGCAATACGGTGACCGGCAAGTCGGGCGCGACGCTCGACGTCTCCGTCACTCCGCCAGCGATCAGCGCGGCCTTCCCCTGGCGCATCGTCGACCTGATCACCGATCCGCCGGGAAGCCCAGGCAGCGACGTCACGAGCCCGTTCAACTGGGCCTACGTCACGTTCAACAACCAAGATTTCAAGCAGTTAACGGGCATCTGAGGAGGGATTGAAATGGCCGTCTCAGTCGCCCAGGCTTACGACCTTCTCTTTCCAGGCCTCCGCAAGGTTGCTGGACAGTACAAGGATCTCGACCGGATCTATCCCAAGATCTACAAGGTCGACAAATCCTACATGTCGGTCGAGCGCACCGCCTCGATGCGCTACCTCGGCCTCGCCGCCCTGAAGAACGAGGGCGGCCCGACGACGTTCGACAACCAAGCTGGCGAGCGCTACGTCTATAACCAGTACCACAAGGAAATTGGCCTCGGGTACGCCTTCACCCGGAAAATGATCGACGACAACCTCTACAAGAGGCAGTGGCAGCCATCGAATCTCGGGCTGCAAAAGTCGTTCAATCAGACCAAGGAAATCTACGGCGCCTATCCCCTCAATACCGCGACCGTTTACGATCCCACCATCCTGGGGGATCAGCAGCCGCTCTGCTCGCTCAACCATCCGATCGATACTGGCGTCGTCCCGAATAGATTCGCCGTCGATATGGACTTGAACGAGGCCTCGCTGCTGAACGCGCAGGCCTCGATTCGCGGCTCGTTCCGCGACAATGCTGGCCTCCGCATGCAGGCCCGCGCCCGCAAGCTCGTCGTGCCGATCGCGCTCGAACCGATCGCCATCCGGCTCCTCCGGACCGTTCTGCGGCCCGGAACGAACGACAACGACATCAACGCAATTCCGGAGACGTCCGGCGGCATCCCCGATGGGCATGTCGTCCACGACTATCTGACGTCGCCGACGGCGTGGTTCATCATGACCGATCAGGAGGGCTTGCTCTACCTCCAGCGCGTCAGCTTTGAACTCGACATGCAAGTGGACTTCACGTCGGACAACCTCCTCGTGAAGGGCTACGAGCGCTACAGCTTCGGCTACTTCGACTTCCGCTCCATCTGGGGCTCGTTCCCGACCCAGTGAGGGAGAGATGGCGCAGTCAGTTTCAGTCGGCCCCATCATCGCCCTCGGCGGCCTCGCTGGCGGCAGGCCGTCGCCCGCCGAATATTCGGTCGAGATCGGCCCGTCGATCTTCTGGCAGGGAATCGGCCTGCCCGCTCCGGGGACTGGCTCCAAGGACAAGAAGGGCATGGGCTCGATGCCCGCCCTCTACCTGTCCACCATCGTCCAAGCGCTGAATCAGGCTATCCAGCCCGCCGGACTCGCGCTGACCGTTGCCGCCCCAGCCCAGTCTGGCGTGCCCCTCCCGCTCGCCACGGTCTATGCGCCCGGTATCGCGCCGGGAACGCCCGGTCCTACCGGCGCGCGCGGCGTCGGCATCGAGACCGGCTACTCTATGGGCGCGACCGTCAGCAACAGCGGCACGGTCACTCTCGCCCTTGCCAACGACACATGGCGCTTCGCGGTTGGGCAGTTCGTCTCGGTCGCCGGGGCCGGAGCGGGCGGCTCGATGCTGTTCGCCAAGGTGACGGCGATCAATCCGGTCGGCACGATCACGATCTCGCCTCCCGCCGTCGTCACCCAAGCCGCCGCCGCGATCGGCTGCTATGGCGGCGACCCAAGCTCCTACGCCTTCACGCAGCACGGCAATCTTCCCTCGTTCTATTCGCCGTTCATGAATGGCGGCGCTGGACGCTTCCTTGCGCCAGACAGCAGCTGCGCGCGCGGCGTCGGCGTGGTCAGCCTCGGAGGCAGCCCAGCGGGCAATGTCCTGATCCAAGGCCTCGACATCTACATGCGCCCGCAGAGCGAGATAATCGCCACGCCAGCGGGCGCGGCTACCACCTATGGCCGCAAGACGTACAAGATTTTCCTGGCCGCGATCCCGCAGTACACCGCTGGTCAGAACGTGACCGTCATCACGTCCGATCTGATCGGCATGCCGGTCTGCCTCCTGCCGAACCAGCCGATCCCGACAATCACTCTCGCCGGGGTTGGCTACGCCCCCGATGCCCTCACGCAGTACGCCGATTTGACCTACCCGGCGACGACCTCCACCATGGACCCGCGAGGCGCGCTCCAAGTGTCGGCCGCTGGCCCCGTCACGGGCGGCACCCCCGGCACCGGGGGAGACGGCACCAGCCGCTTCGTCATTCAGCAGACGCTCACTGTCATGCAAGTGCTGAGCGCCAGCGCAAGTCAGAGCAACGCGGAGACGCTGTTCGGCGTCCCGCCGGTTTAAGGAGATCAGCCCATGCGAGGCGAGAGCGATCGCGAATGCAGGGCCAGCGGCGGCGCCCTCAAGAAGCAAGCCAGAAAGAACGTCGAGCGCGAGGCGCGAGGCGCCCACCCGAAGAATGAACCGGACGGCTCCCTCTCGCGCGGCTCCGGCCCGATCTTCAAGGCGGAAGGCGGCGCCGTCGTCGACCGTGCGGACGGCGGCATCGTGGCTCGGCTCAAAGGTGGCCGGGTCAAGAAGGCCCTCGGCGGGACGATCAGCGGCGGCGGCAAGGCCCCTTCGATGGGGCGAGCTGGGCGCAAGCGCGGCGGCGGCGTCGGCGCTGATCTCCACCCGAAAACCCATGACGCCGGGTCTGGCCCGAAAGGGCGAAAGATCATGGCCGAATCCGAGAAGATCCCGTAATTCGGAGAGACGCCCGAAGCGACTTCCTTTTGTCGAACCGGCTATGCCCAGCCTTTCATGGGGCGTCTTTCTCCGATAGCCGCCTTCTCAGGCGGCTTCTTTTTTAGGAGAGGTGAATGCGCCCGATCACGGTGACCGCTGGCCCAGCTGCTGGCCCGTCGAAAATGGTCCGGCTCGACGAGTGGGCCGACGCGCCCGTTGGCATTCAAGTCTCGATCCTCTCGGGCGCGCCGAACTACACCGTGCAGCATTCCTTCGATGACCCAAATGATTTGATCAACCCAGTCCCCGTGGGGTCCATGTTTTGGGATTCTGGACTGGTTCCTGCTGGGGCGATCGGCGCAGCGGCGGGCATCACTTTCGCGATGGCGACTGCGCCGCTTTGGATGAGGCTCCTGTTCAACTCGGGCACGGGCCAAGCGAAGATGGTCGTTACACAATACAATGTTGTCGAGGGATAAGGTTTCTGAAGCGATTGTTGTCGCGGTTCAGGTCGTCATGGGCAACTGGATGAGGAGGATATTCGCCTGTTTCAAGCGCCCATGCGGCGCGATGAGCGTAGACTCGTCGTTGCATCCCATGATGGTTGATGTGGATGTGCCGGTAACCTCGCTTATCGACTTTCCCAGCTTCGGTGTGAGCCCAGTGCATGTTCCATTGCAACCGCGCCTCCTCGTGGAGGAAATGCGAGCGCGGCCTCTCGCGCCAGCGCAGGACGCCGCTCTCGGCATCGTAGCTCAAGCACTCGCGCAGAAACGGAATCGGGATAAGGTCGCGGGTAGCCATGCGCGCGCTCTCCAGTCGCGTCTTGGTCAGAGCTGGGCGGGCGCGGCAAACGCCTGTCCAGCTCGCCGTGGAGCATAGCCCATGCGTGCCATCACCGCCAGTGTGACCCCGGCCGCGCCCCAGGCGCTGGTCCGCCTCGACAACTACGCGACGGCGGTCCTCGGCGGGGCGGTCGTCGCCTCGGGCGGCGGTGCTTTCGCGCTCGAACACAGTTTTGATGACCCTTGCGATCTCGTGAGCCCTGTCCCCTTCGCCAACATGACCTGGGATGATTCGCTGCTACCGGACGACGTCAAGGCCGGGAACGCCAGCGTCAGCTTTCAGGTGATGGCGGCCCCGCTGTATTTCCGGCTCAACCTGACGAACGGCGTCGGGGCCGTTCGCGCGACCTTCCTTCAGGTGGGCGAGCACAGCCACTCGAACATCACGCAGGGGCCGTTTGCGCCGCCTCTCATCGCATCCGCGACGCGCGAGGGCTCGAACTATGGCGCGATGAAATGATGCCGCGAAGCAAATATCGGGGCGTCCGCGTCACCGCAGTGATGCTCTACGTCCTTGACCGGCGTCTCTACGCGCGGATCGCGAGGCCTCGATATCGATGAGCAACGGCATCGTCCAGCCCAGCAATACGAGCGGCACCTTCGGCTTCTTCCCGTCGCTCGGCGAGGTCACGCTCAATGCGCTTTCGCGCATCCGGCTGCGCGGCCCGATGGTCCTCGCCGAGCATCTCCATCAAGCCTGGATGGAAGCCAACCTGATGCAAGTCGAGTGGTCGAATCGGGGGCCAAATCTGTGGAAGGTCAGCGAACAGATCATCCCCATTGATGCCAGCGCTGCGACCTATCCAATCCCCTCGACCACGATCATGGTGCTCAACGTCACCATCGGCACCGGAGACCCGCCGAACGAGCAGGAGCTGACCATCACGCCGATGACGCGGCAGGAATATTCGATGCAACCGAACAAGTACACGCAGGGACGCCCGACGTCGTTCTGGTTCGATCGTCAGATCTCGCCATCGATCACGCTCTGGCCATGGCCGAATCAGCCCTATCACCTCCACGTCTGGAGCTTCGACCAGCAGTTCGATGCGGTCATACGCGGCGCGATGCAGTTCGACGTTCCCTATCGCTGGCTCGATGCGGCTTGCGCGGGCATGGCCGCGCGTCTCGCGGTGCACTACGCGCAGGATCTTGAAGTGACGCGCGCGGCGCAGGCGAAACAGGCCTACGATTACGCAGCGACGCAGGACACAGAAGACGGCTCGATCTATCTCCTGCCGATGGTGCAGAGCTACTACGACTGAGGTGCGCTCATGGGCTACGCGAGTCGCTCCGGCCGAGCCGTCACCAACCCGCATGCGCCGCGCGCGTTCGGCGTCTGCGATCGGTGCTCGCTCTGGTATAATTTACATAAGCTCACGTACCAATACGAGTGGCAGGGCACCAAGCTCATCAATACACGCAAGCGCGTCTGCCTCCTCTGCAAAGACATCGCGAACCCCCAAATGCGCGCGCGCCTCGCGCCGCCTGATCCGGTGCCGGTGTACGATCCGCGCCCCGAGAATTTCATCGCCTCGCGCTTCGACCCGACGCCGCTCTCGGGCAATCCGATCACGACCGAACAGCGGCCTCCGCCGCCGTTCCGGCCGATCTATACCGAGCCGGAGCCGGGAGGCCCGCTAACGATCGAGTGAGCCACATGAACAAGCGCGTTCCGTTCCCGATCGCCCCGATCATGCCGCCGGACCCGACGCAGCCCTCGGCGCCGATTCCGGGCATACCGGGGCCTGCCCAATGGCAACCGGGCCAAGCGCCGCAGAGCTACACCCCGATCTCGCAGCTGCCGCAGGGCAACCCGCCGAGCGGCGCCGAATGGCTGCCGGTGCTTCAGGGCGGGATCACGGTCCGGCTCCCGCTTCCCCAGGTCTCTACCTTCGGCGCGCAGCCGATTCCGCTGCCGGTCAGCGCGGGCGGCACCGGCCGGGGATACGCCACGCCCAACGCGCTTCAGGTTGGCGGCAATCCGATCGCCGACGTGCCGCCTGGAGCGACCGGGCAGATCCTCGTTGGCGAAACCAACGCCCCGCCCTCATGGCTGAACCATGGTCTCCCCGGACAGCTGCTCGCTTCCGGTGGCGCGATCCGCGATCCGGCTTGGGTCGACGCTGCCACTCTCCAGGGGGAGCCTGGACCGACAGGCCCGACTGGCCCGGAGGGCATGCAGGGCGAGGTCGGCCCGATGGGGCCGCAGGGTATGCAGGGGAACACCGGCCCGACCGGCGCGCAGGGACCGCCAGGGCCTCCGGTTCAGTTCGAGAACCTCCTCGGCTCGTTCACCAACCGGG